GTATATGCAACAGAATACCTATGCCAGGGATACCAGCAAGTAATATAAGAATCTACTTTTAGTATTTCTGGATGTTCTTCTTCGTATTTTTTATCTTCTTCTCTAGAATCATACTTATATAATATGAAGAAAGGTAAGAATACGAAGAAGATTATTAGAGCAACTGGGAACAAGAGTAGGAGAAGAATCTCCCACCCTTGCATTGATGACCCAGCATAATTACCATCTCTGTCAAAAAAGTATCTCATAGTAATTTGTATTTTATGTATCTGATTAATAGATAAATCGGAAATAGAGGTAATACTATCCATACCGATATAAACAATATCAGGGAATGAATCCTATGAGTATAGGGTAAATAATCCAAGCAAGCCCTTACAAAAAATACCGTGAACGGTAAGCATACCAAATAAATTATTGCTAATACAGTAGTCATTGTTCTTTGAAGTATTTGTTAACTATCTTGGTTAGCTTCTTATCAAATTCAATCATCATATCGAAAGCATCTGTATCTTTCATACTTCTCATCTCCTTATCAAGTAATTCTATGTTTCTCTTAATTGAGAAATAGGCCTTATATGCAAGGAATACTCTTTCATTTTCTTCGGTAAGCGGACGAACTTCTCCCTTTTGCCCATCCAATCTTGGGTATGTATCATCAGGACCCAAGGTTCTTGCAACTTTTACTCGGTTACTGAGCATTGCGAATCCACCTTTTTTATCAATAGATTCCACTGTAACTTTCTCAATGATGGGTCTTCCAGATAAGGTGAAGAGAACCTCATCCCCCTCTTTAAGCTTTTTGATTTCTTTCTTTTCTTTTTTCATATCTTTATTTATTAAGAATTTTTCTTTATGCAAATATACGAAATTATTTCTTATTTATTGCATTATCAATCATATTTTTAATAAATTCATAGGCATTGCCTCGGTAATCTTCTAGCATTTTGTATTCCTGTGGAGATAGAATTACTCCGTTTACTTTAAAAAGCTTTCTTAGATGTTCTGGTATAGTGCCTTGGTGAGCGATGTTATTATAACGGATAATGAAAAGCTTCTCTCGATCTTCATCAATAACTCCCAGAGTGTTTACTGGTTGGAGTTTAGTTTGGTAAATACCGCCAAAAGCAGAAGGTACCATTAAAATACTTCCCGGTATTCTAGTTATCCAATGGGAATAATCGGGAGTAATTACGGCAATTTTCTTCTCTTTTTCAAGTTCTTTATCATAAGCTAATCGATTAAACCAAAAAGCACATTTAAAACAAACTTGTTTTCTTGCCATAAGTTGGGGAATCTCTCTAGTTTCATCGAATTCCTCTAAATTAATCGGTTTGCCACATATCTGGCATTCATTTTTCTTGTCCATATTGCATTATTTTATAAGTTATATATGATAATAGAACCTCTAAACATATTGAAAATGGGTTATAAGCAATACTTTTGTTACTAAAATTGAACCATTAAAACTGATAAGTTATGGATAAACTAACAAATGAAATGATTAAAGACCTTGCTATTCGCTTAGGTCTAGAACCTGCTCTATTGAAAGCTGTTCAATTGGTAGAAGCAGCAGGTAGAGATGGGTTTTTAGCTGATGGTAGGCCTCAAATCCTCTTTGAGGGTCACATTATGTACAAAGAAGTACATAAGAAATTCCCTGACAGAGATTTAGCTTACCTTTGTAAGAGATATTCTACGATTTTCTTCCCTAAATGGGATAAATCGAAGTACTTGGGAGGTGTACACGAGTACAAAAGACTCGAATTAGCCAAAGAAATTGACGAAGAATGTGCATTGAAGTCTGCAAGTTGGGGTATGTTCCAGATTTGTGGGTTCAATCACAACCTCTGTGAATGTAAAGATGTCTTCGAATTCGTTCATAAGATGTCAGAATCTCATGCAAATCAACTAGAACTCATGTATTATTTCATGAAAAACTCTGGTTGTTTGAGTAATCTCAAAGAAAAGGACTGGGCTGGCTTTGCCAGAAAATACAATGGTCCCGGGTATGCCCAGAATGCCTACGACCAAAAACTAAGAAATGCTTACGAAAACTTTAAAGGTAAATTATGAAAAGATGTCATTTTAACAGCTGGGTAGCAAAAGTATTTCTTTTCCCCAGTTACAAAGCAATTACTCTGGTGTATAACTCATTCTTCAAACACAAAGTAGAAGAGTGTAAACCCGATGATATCAATCATGAGTGTATTCATCAGATACAACAGATTGAATGTAGTATAGTGGGTTTAGTACTCGGTATCATACTTTGGTTATCATTCGGTATATCCTTTTGGTGGGTAGTGGCTCTGACTTTTGGATTCTTCTACCTTTGGTATGTTATTGAATACCTAATCATCCTGTGCTTTGCCAAGTGGGATAAACAGAACGAAAGATATCATGATGTAAGTTTCGAAGAAGAAGCCCACAATAATGATAAGAATCTGAGTTACTTGGAAGACCGTAAGCCATTTGCTTGGATTAAGTACATTAAATTGAGAAGCTACAAGAAATGAAAAAATTAAAAGTATTAGGGGTGTCTGCTGGTGCAGGCATCCTTTTGTTCCCTTTTAGAAAGAATTTGATAGCTAATATAGAAACTCGAGGAGTATTTTATACTAAAGGCTTAGAGCAGTGGAAATTGAACTTTGGTGGTATACCCTATTATAAAGATGAAACCCTCCCAGATTGTAAGCCAGACATTATACTTTCAAGTCCAGACTGTGGAGCATCTTCTATTATGAGGCTTTCAAAAGTAAAAGAATTGGGCAATCCCCAAGAGAATAAATCCCTGAATCTAGTAATTCAATCAATCTTACATTATAAACCTAAGATATTTCTTATTGAAAACTTACCTCGTTTGCTATCTTTGCTCCCAAAAGAATATCTTCAAAAAACCTTTGAAGACTATAAACTTATTTTTCACGAAAGGTCTGTTTTAGACTATGGAAACTCTCAGGAGTCAAGGAAGCGTTTACTCATCATTGGAGTACATAAAAAGACCGGTAAGAAATACTTGAATGCTTTTGATGAAGTATTCCAAGTAAAAACTCCAACAACTACTAGAAATCTACTTAAACCACTCACATTCTCTCAGGAAAATAATACTAACCAGATTCCATTCATGAGTAAAACTCTGGCAATGTATGACTATCGAAAACTCCCTGAGAAGAAAAATCTCACAGTAGCAAAGATACATAGACTCTGGGTTAGAGATTTCAAGGATGAAAAGAAATGGCCTATCAAAACTGCAAAGATGAGTACTCTCCCGGGAGTATATCGATTAGAGTATGATAAACCCCCATTAACCCTCAGACCTGCAGATAGGCAATTTAGACCTGATGGCTACCCTTTGGGAATCGAAGACTTCAAGGCAATTATGGGATTCCCTGATAAATTCAAAGTTTACCTTCATAAGAATGGTGATACCTTCGAAGGCGATTTTAAGGATTACCATTATTGGCTTAACAAGGCAAGATATACAATTGCCAAAGGGGCAGTAGGTGAAATAGGTTATTGGTTTAAGGAATGCCTCAAAAAGGCAAATACCAAGAAACCATGAGTTTCAGCTTTATATATAAAGTCTTATATATAAGTTTCTGGGGTACCTTGAAATATATAGATATATAATATACTACGTATATATATCTATATATTTATCTGCGTATATATAGCTATTCATATATCATATCGTAAGTAGTATATTTGGATATTATCTCACTTCGTTCGATAAAGGTAATCGCTAAGCGATTACCGAATAGATAGTATCATTAAAGCGTGCGAACTTCCTAAAATTTTTGAACATGAAGAATTTAAAAAGGGCCTTGTTCATTGTACTTCTAGGATTTACTATTTACCTTTGCTTCAGGAATTACAAACTTTCTCGAGAGGTTGATTCCCTGGAACTAGCGGTCAATGAAATCCCAGATACAGTATACACAGAGAAACCCTTCAAACCAGAGAAGAAGTACTCAGAAAAAATTGAACCAGGTAAAATCTTAGTTCATGATAATAAGCAGCCAACTCTCTTTCCTGATTCCATGCTAAGGCAGCCAGTTATCAGTAACCAAGATTCCCTGGTTCAAATTGTTTTGAAGAAAGATAAGTTGAACTTAAGTCTGTTCAATAAGGAGACTAACACTTATTCAACTAGACTATTCCCAATCGATTTAGATAAGTACAACTACAACTGGTATGAAGGTCAATTAACTCGAAAGAAAGTTGCAAGGTTATCACTTAGTCCATACGTTTATGGCAAATACAGACCTTTCAATAATCTCTTCGATATGGGAGCTGGTCTTTCAATCAAGACTAAGAGATTTAATTACAAATTCGGAGTCAATACCTTTTACTATCCGAAGATAAAATCAGGGATGGGTACTGACATCGAATTTCAAATAACATATAACTTTTAAGTAATGGCAAAGACTATCTCAGAAACTAGAACTACATTAACTCGGGAGGAGCTATCAAACCTATCCCGAGTTTCTAGTGATGTTTTCTTTTTTAGCCTTTTTTGCTATGTGATACATCCAGTAAGAGGAAAGGTAAGATTCGATTTATACCCATTTCAGAAATCTGTTCTCTACAATTTCATTGCCCAACGATTCAATATCATTCTCAAATTCCGTCAGGCAGGAATTACAGAACTTATTTCAATGTACTGTCTTTGGTTGGCGATGTACCATCCCAACAAAAAGATAAACATTATCTCTATCAAAGACACAACTGCTAAGAAGGTGCTTAAGAAGATTAAGTTCATGTACAAGAATCTTCCATGGTACCTTCAAACTCCCATAATCAATGGTAGAGCTGGAGAATACGGTTCTGCTTCCATGATAGAATTTGATAATGGGTCATTTATTGAATCAATTCCGACATCATCCGAAGCCGGTCGTTCGGAATCCCTTTCTCTTCTGGTAATTGACGAGGCAGCAGTAGTAAGATGGGCTGCTCAAATTTGGGCTGCTGCATTCCCTACTCTTTCCACTGGTGGAGCTGCCATCGTCAATTCCACTCCCTATGGAGTTGGTAATTTCTATCACTCAACTTGGGTAGATGCCATTGCAGGAGGTAATCCTTTTAACCCAATTCGATTATACTGGCAAATGCACCCAGAACGAGATATCAATTGGTATAACCAAATGTCTTCTGCTTTGGGAGCAAAACGAACTGCACAAGAAATCGATGGTGACTTCTTATCATCTGGTAATACAGTCTTCGATTTAGCCGATATTAAAGCTATCGAAGACTGCCTTAGTGATTACCCAGTTATTAAGAAGAGATTTAATGGTCAATACCGACAATTCTGTGAACCCGAATCAGATAAAGAATATTTCATTGGTGCAGACGTTTCAACTGGTAGAGCTTCTGACTACTCTTCATTTACTTGTATGGATAAGCTAGGAGAAGAACAAGTAGTATATAAGGGAAGAATGGCAGTGGGAGCTTATGCTAAGTTACTTGGTGATACTGGGAAGTTGTTTAACTGGGCAATAATAGCTCCAGAATCCAATGACGTTGGTTTATCAGTAACTTCTAAGCTTCAAGACGAAGGCTACCCTAACCTTTACTACTACCAGAAGATGCTAAAGAAAAAAGGTAAAAGTAGACCTGAAATGGATAAATCCCCTGGTTGGTTAACCACCCAAAAGAATCGTTCAGTGATAATAGAAAACTTGGAAGAAGATATTCGATTAGATCATGTAATCATTAAGGACCCATTCTTTGTACAAGAAGCTTATACTTTCATCTATGATGGTTTAGGTAGACCTGTTGCAATGGGTAAACACAGGGCTAACAATTCAGCTGTAGATGTAGACCTTGAAGGAGATGTATATGCCGATGATGATATCTTTGGAAAAGCAATATGTAATCACATAAGGAAAGGAAAAACTAACGTAATCGTACAACCAAGATGAAAAAGTACTTCAATTTTAGTTGGGGTTGGGGACGTAAGAAGGACCCTCCCAAGAATGGTACATCCTCTAATAAAGAGGAGAAGCCTGCCACATCGATTTCGCCTGGTAGGGTTTCAGTTGACGATGATAGCGATAACTTAATTACATCATTACAAGGGTTGACTAAATTAGTTGAACCCTCTTTTCGTGTTGATGTGATACCTTTAATTCGGGATTTATATAAGGTAAATCCTGATATGGGCATTGCATTGCAAGATATGTTTAAGTTAGCTAACACCAGTCATACAGTAACTTTCCCTAATAATACCGATGAAGAGGCTTCAAAGATGAGAGAACATCTTAAGAAAGCCACCAAGGGATGGACCAGATATACTGCTGGTATAGATGGTTTAGTTAATAAAATGATTGTTCAACTTCTTGTAAGTGGGGCAATATCCGTAGAAGGAGTACCAAATGATAAGCTTGATGGTTTGGCTACTGTATTATTCCTTAAGCCAGAACACATCAAGTTTAAACGTGAATTAAATGGGGTGTATGCTCCTTACCAAAAGAATATAAATTTCTTTGTTAAGCAACAAGATTACATTAAGCTTAACCCAGAAACCTATTTCTATGTTGGTATGTTCAATGATACCGATGAACCTTATGGAGTTCCTCCATTTATGCCTGCATTGGATTCTCTCAAAGGACAAAATGATATGAAGATTAACTTCAAACATATCATGGAGATTTGTGGTATGGTTGGTTTCTTAGAAGCTAAGATGCAGAAATCTCCACAAAGGCCAAATGAGAGTATAAAAGCTTATGAATCCAGATTATACCATGAACTCAATATCCTCAAACGTAATGTTAAAGAGGGTATGAAGGATGGGGTAGTTGCTGGTTACATAGATGACCATGAATTCAAACTAAATTCTACTACTAAGGAGCTCGGTAATATCGAGAAGCCTTGGAATATGAATCAACAATCTGTAGCAAATGGGTTGGGAGTTAATGGCTCTATCATTGGGGTATCATCTACTACTGGTGAAGGTGCAATTGGTATAATGCTGTCTAAGATGATTAGCCAGTTAAAAAATATCCAAATGCTTGTAGCTTATGTATTAGACCGACTTTATTCTCTAGAACTGCGTCTGGCAGGCTTTAATAATAAGGGGATGAAGATTGATTGGGGAACTTCTACAGTTTCTGATGAAGTTAAAATCCAACAAGGTCTTCAGTATAAGATACAGAACCTTGACTTATTGTATAAGGCTGGTATCATTAGTCAAGAGCAATATGCTTGGGCAATGGGTTATGATTCTCCTGATGAGAAAGAACCAAGGGTTTCACTTGAGGACCAATTTGCTAAGGGAGGTAATACAGACCCACAAGAAGGAACTAAGAAGAAACAAAGGCAAGATGATAAAAACCAATCTGCTCGTAGGTCAAGAGATAAGAATAACCCGGCTCCTTCTCGAGGAGACCAAAATACTAAAGCAAGATGAGTAAATTTACAAAGAAAAACAAAGAGCATCTTGATTCTATGGTGATAGGTCAAGGCCATACCATTATGGCTGGGTATATCCCAGAAGCAGTGGGAGCCAAGGCTTTCTCAGAGAATTATTACAAATGGAAAAATCCTACACCGGATTCCATTGCTCAATTTGGGTTTTGGGGAGGGGATATAGATTATAATACTTACTATCCCAACCTAGACAAATCGGAACTAACTCCTAAGGACGAAGAGTTTATCGAACCAATGTTCAGATTACTTTCAGAAACTATTGTATCTAAGAATTGGAACCCGACAGACTTTGGTCAGAATGGAGTACTAAAGGCTTCTATGAAGATGTTGCTTGGTCAAACAGTAAACTGTGACCATGAAACCAACATCGGTAATGCTATTGGTGCTGTATCACAAGTAATGTGGCAGGAATCCTATAAAGACGGTAGCTTTACTATACCCGCTGGTATCAACGGTATTCTGAAAATCGATGGTAAGGCAAACCCAAGAATTGCTAGAGGCATCCTTATGGAACCTCCTTCAATTCATAGTAATTCAGTTACTGTACAATTTAAGTGGGATAAATCCCATCCCCAAATGGAAGATAACGAATTTTATCAGAAACTGGGTACTTATGACTCTAAGGGAGTTATGGTACGTAGAATTGTTACTGAAATTGTTCGTTACCTTGAGACCTCACTAGTTTCACATGGTGCTGATTCATTTGCCCAGAAAATTGGTTCGGATGGTAAAATCATTAACCCAACCTTTGCCAAAAGAACTTGGGCATCTTATGAAGAATACAGAGATGATAAATCGAAGCAATACTTCTTTACTGATTATAAATCAGATTTAACATCATATCAAGAAAAGAACGATACTCAGGGTTCTTTTAATGATAATGATGCCAATGATAATCATTCAAATAAAGATAACATGAACGAATTACAAAAATTTCTTGAAAGCCTTTTTGGGGATAACATGCTTACCCTGGAAGAAGGTAAAGAGATGAATCAGGAAAATGTAATTGCCTGCATTCAGACTTTGGTATCATCCAGAAACGAATTGCAAACTTCGGTAGATAATCTTACTACAGAGAAAACTTCTCTTACGGAACAGATTACCAACTTGAATGCCGAAGTAGCTAACTTGAAGGAAATGGCAACCGTAGGAAAGAATCACATTGCTTCTCTACGTGAAAATGCCGTAGAAACCTACAAGAAGTTGATGGGTGATAAGGTAGATGAGACAATCGTTACGATGCTCAATGCCGAGACTACTGGTATTACTACTCTTATTTCCTTGACCAAGGATTACCAAGCTCGCTTGGAAGAGAAGTTCCCTCTCACTTGCTCAAAATGTGGTTCTAAGGACGTCAACCGTGCTTCCTCAATTGCTGAGGATGATACCGAGGGTAAAACTGGAACCCAGGGTACTGATACCCAACGGAATTCAGAATCTCCGAGTACTAAGAATGTAATCGATAACTTGTATCGAAACAAAATCAAATAACTAATATAAATAATCCGCGTTATGGAAAAAACTAAAATCGTAAACGACCCTCAGCAACTTACTCTCTTTGGGGAAAGAACCCCGAGAGCGGTGATTTACAAAAGTGAGTCACACAAATTGCACCAGGCTTTCAATGTTAAAGCTGGAGAGAAAATCGTACAGGGTATGCCAGTGGCTTTGAATGAAGAAGGTTTGATTTACCCTTGCACTGATACAGCTACTCAAGTTTATTTGGGTGTAGCAGTAACGGATAACGTTAACCCTGCTTATCAACCTCAAAGAAATTTCCCGGTAGAGGTAACAGTAGCTATGGAAGGTTACATGATTTGTAACTGGGTATCAAACGGAAATATCGAAGCTGGCTATGTAACTCCCGATGGAGCATTGCTTAACGATAGATTCGTAAAAGCTAACCAAGCAACTTCAACCCAGTTCATTGCCCTTAATCCAGCAGAAGAGGCAAATGAGGTAATTCAAGTACTCATCAAATAAGAGAAAAGAAGTTATGGAAAATAAAATAGATATTACAAAGTTGAAGGCTCAGGATTTTATGAATGAGCTGCCGGAAATGGTAAGAAGCTTGGAAGCTGTTCGTTCCGGTTCACAGGACAAGAAGCCTGTAGAGGTAACTTTTGGAGAATTGGTTACCGGTAAATGGGGTATTTCAGAAGATGAACTTTTTGAAAAGATGGGCATCAATCCAAAAGTGGACACGATGCAGAACATCTTTACAATGCCCCAACAGAATATTCGTTGGATTGTTCCGGAAATCATTCGTGCTGCTATCACATCGGGTATGCGCCAGGCTCCGTTCTATCCAAATATCATTGCATCTGACCAACCAATCAATGGTTTACAAGCAATCATGCCGATGGTTAACATGTCGGATGCTGCCCCTGCAAAGGTTAATGAGGCAGAAACTATCCCATTGGGTGATGTTAGCTTCGGACAGAAATCAGTTAGCCTCTTCAAAATCGGAAAAGGTTTCAAACTTACTGATGAAGTTCGTAACTATGTTTCGCTCGATGTCTTGGGAATCTACCTTCGTGATTTTGGTGTTCAGTTGGGTTATGCTTTGGATACTCTGGCTATGGACGTTGCTATCAATGGTAACAACCCTGATGGCTCTGAGTCTGCCCCGGTAATCGGTGTATACGAAACAACTAATGGTATCACTTACAAAGACCTTCTGCATATTTGGGTACGTGCTGCTCGTATGGGACGTAACTTCCAAACTATGATTGGTGGTGAAGACCAGGCAATCGAAATGCTGAACTTGCCGGAATTCAAGGATCGTCACTCTGGTACTACAGAAGCTACCCTGAATGTTAAGTCTCCTGTTCCCAAGAATGCTGACTTCTACATTCACCCGGGTACACCCGACCAACAGTTGCTGTTGATTGATACATCTGCTGCCTTGATTAAGCTTACTGCTCGTCAGTTGATGCTTGAATCTGAAAGAATCGTTTCTAACCAGACTCAGGCAATCTATGCAAGCTTGACTACTGGCTTCTCTAAGATGTACCAGGATGCAACTCTGTTGCTGGCTGCTGACAAGAAGTTCTCAGAATTCGGTTTCCCCGAGTTCATGAACGTAGACCCATATTTGATGGTTAACCTAGAATAATAAGGGACGTCCGGTTTCATCTATATAAATTCCCTGAGAGGGTAGGTAACTAAAAAGACCTATCCTCTCTTTAATCATTTTTAAATCTTAGGAAATATGGCTAAAGATAAATATACAGTAACTGTGGGACCAAGAGCTTACAGTTTTCATGACCAATCAACTGGTATTACCGTTTGTAGAGGAGAAGACAAGGAACTCTCTCGTCGTCAATTCCGTGCACCAAAGATTCAGAAGGCAATTGCCTCTGGCCATCTGATTATCATTGCTGATAAATCAGAAATCGAAAAGTATTCAGAGGCCGACATCGAAAAGTTGGATAAGAGACTGAATGCTCAGTTCAAGAAAGGCATGACTCTTGAAAAACTTGCAAAGGGCTATTCCCTGGAAGAACTGAAACTGGTAGCAGGTCTTCATGAAATCGTTGCCGAGAAAGATGATACAGTAGAAACACTTATTCAGGCTTTGCTGGAAGAATTCGAATCCTCTTCTAAAGGGTAATATATGAAAATTACATAAGACAGACTAATATGAATAACAATCTGGACTTTTTGTACGTTACGTCAGGTCTGGAAGTTTCATTCAGAGTCATATCCAAAGTCCCGGCCAAATCCATTTTTGACTGGGACTTTGGCGATGATAAGGGAGAGGTTTTCAATGGTGGAAGACATGTTTCCTATTCTTATGAAACTCCCGGTTTCTATACAGTAACCCTACATGTAACCAACTCGAATGGTTTAGATATCACCGTAGATAAGACTCTGGTAGTTTGTGATTATGGGCATACGGCATTAGCCGATACAATATATAATTTAATCGACCACTATATTCCTTCAGAGATATCAGAGGGAATGACCAGGGAAGATAAATCTATCTACATCACCAAATGGCAATATTATATTGGTCCTCTAGTAAATCACCAAATTCCTGCAGATAAGTATACTGATGAATTATGGTATGAAGCACTAGAAAACCAATTAATAATGGAATTGGCAGCATGGGACTTTCTCAATGTGAAGATACTTAATCTATTAACAAGTACTTCAGAATACCTAAGTCAATTAACTTCTACCAAAGAACAAACTGGTGATGGTACTTCTAAACCCGAACTTGCCCGAGGTGATAGGATAAAACAAATCACTACTGGGCCTACTGAAGTGCAATATTATGATACCTTGGCAGATGCTACAAGTTCCCTATGGAAAACACTTTCTCAAGCAATGCAACCAGGTGGATTAATAGATGAATTAAGGAAGAACCTTTGTATGTTAGCTTCACGATTGGAAATCTACTTACCGTTCTGTGATGAAGTATTTAGAACCGTAGTCCCAAAAGTAGTTAACAGAAGGCAACCTGGAGTATTAGATGGGCCAAATCCAAGTGCTCCAGTGAAAGGTGGTAAGAAATCAATTCTAACTAAGTTATGACAAAAGAACCCTGGAGAATGGTAAAGAACCGCTCTTGGGATAGATACAAGAAAATTATCACTGACTTCTTAGATTGGGATGCTGGTAGGCAATCCATAACCTGGGCCAAACATGTTAATCAGCTTCTCAGTCATGCCGAAGACAGTATACCTAAATATTATAACATCCAAATCGAGGCATTATGTTACTACAATGCTTTCAGAAACTGGCCTATCAATAAGGCAACTATTTCAGGAGAATTGGATGATGAAAACTTATCAATACTAATTTCTAAATCTTATATAGAACAAATCGGTTATCTTACACCGGAAGGTTATTGGGATTTTAATTGGGAACAAGATAGGTTTGTAATTAATGGTATAACGTATAAGCCTTCTGGAGATACTCAGACTGCTCAGGCAAAGGATGAGGCTTTAGTTTTCATGATTATCCTAAAGAGAGACCGAGATACCAAAGTTGAATTTGTAGAATAAAAATAAAGTATATGGCAAAGATGTTAGTACTGAGGTGGACACCAATTACTACAAACAGTGGAATTTGGTTTGATAGTAATCTGGTTATCCTCAATGGTACCTCTGGAGTTCATATTGAAATGAAAGGTAATGGCAATGATGTAACGGCATTTCAATCGATGACCGGAAACAAATTTGTCACCTGCTTTCAAGATTACTTCGGGGATATCTGGGATAAAATAATACCTCATCCTGGTATAGGCCAGGTAATAAAGTTCCGTGTAAATAGGCTTCCTGATTATGCTTGCATACGGGGAGATATTGAGGACGGTGGAGATGTAGACCCAGAAAATCCGGATGTACCAATGAATGCCTTCTGTGGTTCAGAGGGAGAACCATTCAGGGATATCGATTCTGAATTCTTACTGGGTCGTCAACGTGCAGTAATTAATCCTTAAATTTTATAAAATATGTATGTAAGTAAGTATTATACCTGCGAAGAAATAGACCAGCGATTATTACAGGGTTACTATGATGACTTTGTTAAAGCTGGCTTTGGAGGAACCATAAATGAGTTCTGGGCCTTCGTACTTTCTATCAAGAATAAGGTAGATAAGAAAGAAGGATACGACTTATCGAAAAATGATTTTACAGATGAGTTGAAGGCTAAACTTGATGGCATCGAAGAACATGCAAATTATATCACTAAAGTTTCTCAGCTTGAGAATGATTTGAAATATCAAACTGAGGAAGAAGTTAAACAGATGATTAGTGATTTGGTTGATGGTGCTGATGATGCCCTTGATACTCTTAAAGAGTTGGCAGAAGCATTGGGCAATGACCCCAACTTTGCAACTACTATCACTAATAAATTAACCGACCTTCGTACTGCTTTAACCGAAGAGGTTAATCGTGCTAAGGAAGCCGAAGCTGCTCTGGGTACTGCAGTAGCTGCAGTTCAGGATAACCTAGAATATGGGTTAGACCAAATCAATAAGAAGATTGATACCGTTAAGGCAGACTTAAAAGCTGAAATCGACCGAGTTGAGAAGAAGGTAGATAAGAATGCTGAAGACATCAAAGACCTTGAAGATAAGGTAAATCAAGATAAGGGTGAACTTGAGAAAGAACTCAAGGACCTTATTCAAAAGGAAAAAGATGAACGTATCGCTGCCGATAATGAGATTAAGGAAAGTGTAAATAACCTTAAGACTCTCCATATCAATGATAAGGCCGCACTCGAGGCAAAGATTGCTGAAGAAACTGCAAATCGTACCAATGCAGATACCGTACTGGATTCTAAGATTAATGAAGAAATCACTAATCGCCAGGCTGATACTTTAGATCTTCAGGGTAAGATTGACCAAGAGAAGGTAGACCGTCATTCTGAGGACCAAGTTCTTCACAACGAAATCTCTAAAGAGGTAACAGACCGTACTAATGCAGACAATGCTCTTCAAGGTAAGATTGACCAGGAAGCTCAAGCACGTACTGCTGCAGACCAGGTATTACAGAACAATATAGATTCAGAGGCCACTACTCGTGCTGCTCAGGATTTAGTTCTTGAACACAAAATTGACGATGTAAAAGAGCAGGGTGTAGAAGACAAAGAACAATTGCTTAATGCTATTGCTGCCGAGGCTGCTGCTAGAGAAAAGGGTGATAAAGACCTTGATACTAAGAAGGTAGATAAACGTGAAGGTTATTCTTTGACCAAGAATGACTTTACTGATATCCTCAAAGCTAAATTGGATGGCATAGAAGAAAAGGCAAACTATATTACCCATCTCTCCCAGCTTATAAATGATGCCGGTTTCCAAACTGAAGAGGAAGTAAATGCGGCTATCCAAAAGATTATTGGTTCAGCACCTGAAGTACTTGATACTCTTAAGGAAATTGCTGATGCCCTTGGAAATGACCCCAACTTTGCAACTACCATCACTAGGAAGTTGGCTGCAATTACAGAACAGGTTAACCAAGAAATCGAAGACCGTATTGCAGGGGATGAGGCAAACAGTGCTGAAGTAGCTGCTGAAGTTCAAGCTCGTAAGGATGCAGATACTGCCCTTGAAACTAAACTGAAAGAATACGTAGACAATAAGTCTGCTACTGGAGATGCTGCACTCGGAGTTGTAAGAGATAACCTTAATAAGGAAATCCAAGACCGTAAAGATGCCGATGCAGTAATTCAGGCTAACTTGGATAAGGAGATTGCCGAAAGAAAGACTGCTGATGAAGCATATACTCAAAGTCTGGCTAACGTTAACCAGCGTATCTCAGACTTGGCTTTGAGTATGCAAGAGTCTATCAATACTTTGCGTAATGAGCTTACTGAGCAGGTAAATGCCAATACTACGGCAATCGCTACTAATCAACATAATATCGAAAGAAATTCAGAGGCAATCACAAACTTAACTAAGACTGTAGGTGATAACTACAAGGAAGTTAAGGATATGATTAACGAGGAAATCGTTGACCGTACGAATGCCGACAGTGCTTTGAGTTCTCGTATCGATACTCTCAATATTGACCTTAATACTGAGAGTGTAGAAAGAAAAGCTGCAGACCAAGTTCTTCAGGTAAATTTGGATAAAGAAGTAGCAGACCGTACTGCAGCCGATAAATCTCTGAGTACTGAGTTCACAGCTAAATTAGATAATGCTAAGCAGGCTTTGGAATCTGAGGTAGCTAGCCTTAATACTAAGCTTGAACAAGAAAAGGAAAACCGTATTGCTGGTGATAATGCTTTGGGAGTTCGTATTGATTTTCTAGAGGCAGGTAATACCGATGCTATGAATGAATTAAAAGCAAAGGTAAATGCTAATACTACTGCTATTAATGCAGAGAAAGACCGAGCAATTGCCAAAGAGACTTCACTTGAGGCAAAGATTGATACCAACCTTCAGAACCATAAAGATGATATGGCGGGTATCAACCAAAATATACTTACCGAAAAGAATGACCGCTTAGCTGGTGATACTGAGTTGCAGAATAATATCGATAAGGAAGCTACAGAACGTGCTAACCAAGATACCCTTATTAATAATGCTATTGCTCAGGAAAAAGCAGATCGAATTGCTGCTGACCAGGCAATGGATGGAAAGAAGGTAGATAAGGTAGACGGTAAAGTACTTTCTTCAAATGACTTTACTGACTTGCTATATGCCAAGTTGGATGGCATCGAAGAACATGCAAACTACATCACTAAGGTATCTGAGTTATTAAACGATTCAGATTTCCAGAGTGCTGAACAAGTAGAGGCAGCTATCCAAAAGATTATTGGCTCTGCTCCAGAGGTACTTGATACTTTGGCTGAGATTGCTAAGGCTCTCGGTGATGACCCTAACTTTGCAGCAACTATGACTGCTAAGCTTACTGAGTTGGAGAATAAGCTTGAAGCTGAAAAGAATCTGCGTGAACAAGGAGATAATACTCTGCAACAGACTTTCACTAACTTAAGTAATACTCTTACTACTACGGTAAATGAGTTGAGAACTTTCGTAACTGAAACTCGTACGGAGCTGTTAACTTCCTTGAATGCTACCAATGCTCTGGTAACTCAGAATGCTGCCAATATTCAACGTAATCTGGAATTGATTCAGGGTATTCAGGATAACATTAATGGTAACTATACTGCCATTACCGATTTGCTGAATAATGAAATCGCTGCTCGTAAGGCTGAGGATATTCGATTAGAAGCAAAGATTGACCAGAATACTTCTGACTTAAATACAGAGAGAGAGGAAAGAAAGGCCGCAGATAAAGTTCTCCAGGATAACATTGATGCAGAAGAAGCTGCCCGTATTGCTGCCGATACAGCTTTGGGTAAACGTATCGATAAAGAAATTCAGGACAGAACCGATGCTGATACTGCCTTAGATAATAAATTCACTAACATTACCGATGACCATGAAGAAAGACTGGTAGCTGAAGAAGGTACTTCTGATGCTTTGCCTGATACCATGGTTACCGATGTTAGTGCTGTAACAAGAACCGGTACCCAACTTTCTTTCAAGGTAAAGACTTCAACCAAGGATAATGCAAATAACCAATATGGTGAAGAAGTAGAAGCTACCAAGAACCTACTCCCGGTAACTCAAACTCTTGCAGGAGTTATGTCTGCCGCAGACAAGGTTAAGTTAGATGGGTTAGACCCCAATTCTCTGACGGATATCTCTGCAGCTTCAGATGCTAATAAGGTAACGGTAACGGTAACTAAGGATAACGGTTTGAATGCTGATACTACCGAAACTTTCGATTTGCCTCAGGTATCGGCTACTAAGGCTGGTACGATGACTGCTAAGGATAAGGTTGAGTTAGATAGAATCTCTACGGCTAACTTTGCTCTTGGTGCAGTAACTCCCAATGAAACTACTGTTGGCATAGCTGCTACTAAGACCGTAGTTGAAGATGGTACAGTAGAACAGAATCCTATTACATTGCCTGCCTCTACTGCAGAAAAGGCCGGTGTACAAACTGCAGCAGATAAGAAGCTGTTTGATTCTATACCAGATAATATTATTATCTTATCTGGTGATAAACCAGTTGAGGTAGGTCAACAAAGTAGTCATGTTACTTTAACTCATAATTTCTCTTCTAAAAAAGAAGAGGGTATTTATACTCATGAGCCTGAAGATTATAAGACTACTCATATCCCAGCAGCTACTACAGAGAAAGCTGGTGTAATGACCGCCCAAGATAAAGTTAATCTGGATGAGACATTACCCAATGCTATTGCTCAAGAGGTTCAGGACCGTAAAGATGCTATCGAAGCTTTGGACGGTAAATCAGAAGCCGCTCTTGCTCAAGAAGTAGCTGATAGAAAAGCTGCAGATATTGCTTTAGATACCAAGTTTACTAAAGCTGTAAACGATGAAGCAACTGCTCGTACTTCTGCTGATACTGCATTGGGTGCAAGGATTGATAAAGAGATTGCTGATAGAACTGCGGCAGACACTGCCCTTGATACTAAACTGCAGAATAACATTAACACTCTAGAAGCTAAGCATGATGCCTTTGTAGCAACTAAGGGTAAGGCTGATGGCTTTGCTCCATTGGATGGGAATGGGTTAGTACCTGCTAACCATTTGCCTTCATATGTAGATGATGTACTTGAAGTATATGCTACCTATGATGTAAGCCCCACTGGAGGTCTTACTAATGTTCAATTGTATACGGATGCAGGTCACCAAACTCCCGTAGTTGGAGAATCTGGTAAGATTTATATAAATGTTGCCGATGGTGAACCTCCATACCAATTCCGTTGGTCAGGTACTAAATTCGTAGACAATAATACTTCGTCTCTTATCATTGGGGAAATCGCAGGTACTGCTTTCGAAGGTAGTAGAGGTAAGCATCTTGAGGATGTGGTATCTAGCATGCCTAAAAATTTAATTAGTAAGGTTTCAATAGCTAACAAAAATAAGAGTAATGTTATTATCTTATGTAACTATTCTGCTACGGATGGTCAAGGGCATTACATTGATAAACCCGATGGGATGGTAATCCCTCTAACTCCAGCCACTACTAAAGAAGCTGGTCTGATGGATGCCGATAGTGTAATAAAGCTTAATCAAACCTTACCAGATGCTATTGAAGCTGAACAAGAGGCCCGTATTGCAAAAGATAATGCTCATGATACCTTTAATAGTTCTCTTCCAGGAATTATTCTTACTGGATTCACTCTTACCCATAATTCAACTAATGTAAGAGCTACTCTTAATAATAAAACTAAGAGTGCAGAGGGTAAGACTTATGAAGGTGCTACAGATTTAATTAGAGATATACTTGCAGCAACTAAGACTACTGCAGGTGTAATGACTGCAGCAGATAAGACTAACTTGGATAATACCGTACAGGGGTTGGCAAATGAGATTACCAATAGAACTAATGCCATCAATGCTCTTCGTACAGAATTGAAAACTTACGTTGACGATTTGATTGCCGATACTGGTTCAGATGTAACTGCCTTAGAAACTAAGGTAAATAATCACATTGCCAATAAATCTAATCCTCATGGAGTTACCAAATCCCAGGTTGGTTTGGGTAATGCTTCCAATACTTCGGATGCAAATAAGCCAGTATCTACTGCTCAGGCTGCTGCTATTGCCGATGCTAAGGCTGCAGGTACTGCTGCTCAAACTTCTATCAATAACCATGCAGGTAGAAAGGATAATCCTCATACAGTAACTAGAGCTCAATTGGGATTGGCAACTACTGACCAGGTAGTATTTGCTAAGACTACTGCTCCTTCCGGTTTCTGGAAAGAGTCTTCAGATATTCGACTCAAAGATAATATCCGAGATTTGAATCATACTCTAGACCAGATTTGCCAGATACCAACCAAGTCATTCGAAATGATTGGTAAAGATGACGAGGGAACTATTGCTCAGAACCTCGAAGGCTTAGGATTTGGTAAATATGTGGAAGAAGTTCCAGTAGAGAAATCTACGGTACCTAATCCAGAGGAATTCGAAACTTTGGAAATCAATGGAGAAGAATATGTACTCGTAAAACAAGTTAAATATCACAAGATGTCAACTTTGGCAATTGAAGGTGTTAAACTTCTCTACGATGAGATTAAGGCTTTGAAGGCTGAGATTCAAGAACTCAAAAATAGATAATCATGGGAGAGATAGCAACCTGGAGTGCTGTCAAAACTAAAGTAGGCCTTGGTAAGACAGGAAATGACTGCCCTACCAAGGCTGAATTGTTAGCACTCTCCCCTACAGGAACAGGGGAAAATTATGTGGGGTTGGAACTATCCAATGCCGGTTCCTATGGAAATAACGAAACAGTAAAGTTAGAGGATATTCATAAGGTAACTTGGAAATATACTTTTATTCTTGGGACAGATACTTTGAATTTCTTGGCTTTAGGCGGAGAATCTACTAATGAGCCGCCTTGGTTTGGGGCTACTTCTACTAGAACTAAATATTGGGATGGTGTAGCTACTAGTACTGTAGAGAGGGTTGACTATAGTAGTTCGGGCAAACCTTCTTGGGTAACTTGGACAGAAGAGGCAGGTTGGAGAGCTACCGAGAATCTTGAGTTAACTGCCAGGTCTAAAACTGACGGTATTATCGTACAACAAGGTTCAGGTAAAACCCATCCTATCAAATGGTATCAGGAAGCAGCCTCTCAATCTTGGAGTTATGGTTGGAGTGTAACACCTACCTCTATGTCTTTTGGGGCTACTGGAGGTACCAAAACTTTTTCAGTTACTTCTTACAAGCAAGAATTAAGAAATGGGCATAATTATGGTAACCAAATAGCTTTAACTTATACTAGAGCCAACTCTGGTAGCGTATCTGGAAGCGGTACTTCTGTAACTATGGGTAATAATACCTCTACCAGTACACGAAGCGGTACGGTAACCTTAACACAAGCCGAAACTAATAAGAAGTTAACCATATCTTGTTCTCAGTCGGCAGGTTATAGAACCTATAGTGAAATCACTGCAAGTGGAGGAAGCGTATCCGATATACCTGCCGGTGGAGGAAGTAGAAGTTCATTCTCAACTATGCCCTCATATTCTCAAACTTGGGGATGGAATGGTTCTACAACTGGAGGTGGCACAATTACAAGCGGTGCTAGCATTAGTTATGGTACTGCAGTTAGTGCAGGTTCTTTGGGTATTACCGTTAAATCTAGAACCCGAGTAGGAGCCCTTACTGGTACCTTATCACTAAATGGTAAAACCAAATCTGTAAGTGTACCAGTATACCAGGCAGCAAATGAAATTACTGGGTATACTTATGGCTCTTGGAGTGTAAGCTTAACTGCAAGTTCTTATACCATCGGTAATACTGGAGGTAGTGTAACTTTGTACCCCAGTGCAAGTAGACCAAGATATGCCAATTATACTTCGGGTTCAAATACAAGAGATGGCTCTGATAGTGCTACCCGAAGTTTAAGTACCAATGGTACCTCAGGATTTAGCTTATCAGGTACTACTCTTAGTGCTTCTGCGAATACCAGTACAAGTAGTAGGTCTATCAGAGTTACTGCTTCTTATGGGGGTGCTTCTGATTATGTGGATATCACTCAGGGCGGTGCAAGTGTATCTTATAATTATTATTTTAATTGGGGGAGTGCTCCTGGAAGTCAGACTTCTAAATCTATTACTCATCCAGCTTTGGGAAAAACTGAAGAGGTTCCATTTATCTCTTATAAAAAGAAAGTGATAAATGGTACAGAAACCTCTGATATATATCCGGTAGGAGCAAGTCGAAATGTACCGAGTTGGACTACTGTTAATATAGTAGATAATGGGCTCTCAGTTAAAACTTATGAGAACACTGCTGAATCCTCAAGGTCTGCTACAGTAACAGTAACTCAATCAGAATCTGGTAAGAAGATAACACTTAATATTAACCAGAGTGCTGCTACTATTACCTATGATTATGTATTTAGGATATCATAGGTTATATACAACACCAGTATTTATTATATGAGAGACCCTAAAAACTTAATTATTAATTTCCTCTCTGATGCTGCTCGTGGAGTTACTCAAGAAATCAGTGGGGTAGCAAAAGATGTTGCCGGTGTTGGTAGAGAAATCCTTAACAACCGTTTCACTACGGAAAGAGGTCTTTGTGATTTGGGCTACAAAACGAATTCGGATATCCGAGATTCTCGTGACCAAATGGGCGCAGGCTTCAATCGTGTTATGGACCGTCTCTGCAACATGGAACACCAACAGTCAGATTGCTGCTGCGAAACCAAAGGCTTGATTAAAGAAGTAAAATCTGACTTGGCTCTTCAGTTGGAACGTTGCTGCTGTGACCTCAAGAAGGGCCAACAGGAAATCAAGTGTCTCATCGAGAATACTGCAAAAGACCAGGAGATTGCCCGCCTTAATCGAGTGGTAGATGCCCAGAGAGACCAGAACATTATCAACCAAGTGGTTGCAGCTCTGAAGACTACTGGAGGTACTACAACGGCATAACCAATTGTCATACCAGGATGATTAGAAAGGAGTACATCTATCAGGGGTGTACTCCTTTTTTCGTTTTAACCACTTGAACTAAGGAATTATGGAAAAAGAACAACTCACCGAATTTAAGATACAATTAGCTCTACTTGCTCCCAATATAGAGATTGCACAAGAAGTAGCAAACAAAGCTCAGGTACTCATTAATCAATTTGGATACTATCAATTTCTAAAACTGGTAGACTTCATGCAGAAGAATCCAGGTGCAGTATCATTTGGTTTAAACTTAATAAATAGAAAATGATTATGGAAGAATTGATTTTTCAGAAAGTACAAAAGGGCGATATGATTTTCACCTTAGAGAAAGATCGTCGGTCTGGTTATCCAATCTTTGACCAAGCAAGAGTTTTAAAAGTTGGCGAAAGTAAACCAATGGCCTCAAATGGTAAAGAAGGTTTTGTTAACAGTATCGAATTAGTGATACAAGATTCAATATCTCAAATTACCATTTATTTACCAACTAATGTAAATGAAGGTATTTATAATGGTACCTATTATACGACCAATCTCGATAATATCATTAATGAGGTATCAATGCAGAAACAGAATGCTTTAAATATTTTAAATAACAAAGCCAAATTTGAGGCAGTTGTTTCTGAATGCGATAATATTCTTGGTTTAATTAATAATCGTTCAGAATCACTCCGTGATCCTGCTCCAGATTTCGAAGAATTTAAGTTATCCATGAATGAGAGGTTAACTAACCAAGAAACCCTTTTATTAAGGATTGCTCAAGAATTGGGATTAGATAAACCTAAACAATAATAAGAATTATGCCAAGTAAGTCGGTTAATATTACACTATCGACTCCAATTGGTCCTCTAGAAATATACGTAGATAAACGAGAACAAGCTCGTGCAGAAAGGTTGATTGCTAAAACTCCAAGTATCTTAACTAAGGGTTATGCGAAAGGTACAGAAAAGTTTGGTAATCAACTTCTTCGTATAGTAAGACGAAGTTTGAATACTGGTGTACCTCCAAGGGGTTCCGGAGTATCTTGGCCACCACATGCTCCTGGTACCATAAAGAAATATGGAGACCATACCATGCTAAATCTTACTGGACAATATGCCAGGTCAGTTACTTTAGTAAAGGGTAAGAAAAGAACTTTCGTTGGTTTACCAATTGGAATCAAGAAGATTACTTATACTGGTAAGACTTCAAGAAAAACTTTGAATCAGATAGCTATCATGTTAGAGTATGGCAGTAGAGATGGTAATTTACCACCTCGTCCTCTCTGGGCTCCTGCATTTAAGGCTGCTGGTGGAAGGGCTGCCTTACAAAAGGAAATACGTAATGAAGTTAGAAAAGAAATAAGGAGGATTATATAATGGCAGTAGATTTTGAAATATCTTCACTATCAGGAACTGGTACTGCTACCATTCGTGTAAAACCGAAAGCAGTAAATACAGAACAGACCTTAAAAGAGCAGGTCCTCAAGGTAGTAGTTCAGGGTGTAGAAAGGGAAGTAACCCTGGTACAAAAGGCCGCTTCTAAAATAGTAGAGACCTGGGGAACTTATTTTAGTATCACCCCAGAAACTACTTCCCATACTTTCGATGGTACTAAAAGGGGTGAGACTCTAGAAATAGGTGTATACAGTTACCAACAGAAGTTTATCGATAATAAGCCTCAAGATGAATATCGTGCTGTAGATTGGAAAGTTGAAAGCTCCTCAGATTGGTTAGAGGTAACCCAAGAAATTGGAGAAGCTAATGCCGCAGGTAAGCTTACTATCAAAACTAAATCTATTAATCAAAATCACAACCCCAGTAACTATGACCCCTTGGAAAGAACTGCTATAGTTAAGATTATCTCACAGCAAGAACCTAACACTGAGATAGTTTTAAATATAACTCAATCTCCAGGTATTAGAACTACTAAGTATGGCTTTGAACCAACCCCGAATATACCATTCCCAAATCTTGGTCAAAATACTAGTACTGCTCGGATTAGTAATGTAAAGGGTTATCAGTACTACCTTATCAACGGTATTCAAGTTGCTAAATTTATAAAACAATTTAAGATAACCGATATAAGTAAGACAATAGAGGGTCAATTCCCTGGAGGTATTGATTCTGAACTAATACCCTTTAAAGTATGGCTTACCGATTATCCTTCAAATATTGCTACTCAATGGGTTAGTGAATTAAACTGTGTTGGTCATTTACAAACTATCATAAGTGGTTTTGGAGGTATTCAGGTAACTTATAATGGGTATATTAATGACAATGGCAATCAGAGTGTTCAATTAAATATTAGATTAGGACTTTAATGGTAAACTCAGAAGAAATAGTAGAAAGAACTTTTTATATCTCTCTACTTAGTACAATGTTAGAAAGGGGTCTTACCTTAAACCCAGAAGACTTCTTACCTTTGTCTCAAGAAAACGAAAAAAGATTTCAAGAGGCAATCAAAGGTATGAAGAAGTTTATACCACTTTTTGGTATAGGGAATAATCAAGTAAAAGGTCCAAAGACTCTTCCAAGAATAACCATAGAACTACAGGGTTATTATGCTGGAGATATTGGTGTGAATAAATACATCATTGGTGATAAACTTGAGGATGGTAATTACCAAGCTTCAGAGTTTCCTTATGAAACAAAAGATATTACTATAGATGTACATCTAGTTTCTCAAACACAAGCAGATATGAGGTTGCTACATACAATCTTATATACTGGCTTACCTGCTAGAGGATACGTGAGACCATACTTCAATGACTTAGAGGAATGGGAAAAGGGCAGGCTTGCTCCCACCGGAAACCTATTCATTGAGATTGGTAATTATTATGACCATCCAGATGTAGAACATGGTATACTTGAGAAGGTATACACTTATGTATGTAAAGACGGTATTCTTCCAGAAAAAGCTTTGGGAGAAGGTACTCTTACACCTATCAAGGATATATCAGTTCTTATTGGATTGTTAGAACAAAACGAAAATGAAATGTTAGAGTTAAAAGTACCTAAGGTATAGGTACAATACTCTAGGGTATAAATTAAACAAGTAATTAACTTTAATCACAATAGAATTATGCCAACTTCACCTCACATTGACTTTAAGTTTAAGAACAACAATGTTCTTCAAACTACTCCCATGTTAGGAGTTTCTTGTGTATTGGCTAGAACTACTAAGGGCCCATACGATGACCCATCAGAAACCATTTCTACTTTCTCTCAGTTCCAAAGAATCTATGGTTCTGAAATTGTACCAGATGGTTCTGTATCAAATATCGAAAAGGCTTTGCAGGGTGGTTCTAAGCTTCGTGTTATTCGAGTACTTGGCAAGGGAGCTGCTCAAGGTACAGTAACTGCTTCTCAGGCTGCGGCAAGAAAAGCTAAAGATTCAGAAGATGGGATTTCAGTTGCTTCTGCTGTACCCGACTCGGCTAAACCCTCTGCTCTGATTACTTTCAAATCAGGTAGTACTACCTATAGTTTTGGATTAGTAACCAAGGGATATGGAGATCCCATTGGTAGTGCAGATACTTTCCAGGTTGGTTTTTATAAGCAAGCTAATACCTTGTATTATAAAATCTATTCGGCTAATGGGCAAGTACTTGAACAGGGTCCAGTAATAACCTACAAAACTGCCGATGATAACAATAATACTTCGATAGATTACCTTGCTCTTAGTGCATTTGCTAAGAACTCGGAATATATTAAGCCGGTAATTACTGCAGGTTCCTCTTTTGAAAACCTAATTAAGTGGCTTACCGATGATATCGACGGTACTAAGAATGCTATCACTATTACCGTTGGAGATGCTGCACCCTCCGAAACAGAGAAACTGTTTAATGGTACTATCGGTAGTGCAGGTTCCACTCCAACTGCCGAAGAATGGATTGCTTCACTGGACTTGGTAAGAGACTACACAGACTTCTACCAATTGTTTATTTCACATATCTCTCAACACTTGGAACAAGATTTAGAGGTACTCAAAGTATACAAGGCTGCTGCTGATATGGCAAAAGAACTGATGGAATGGGTACTGTATATCGAAGTTCCCAAACACTTAACCCATTATACTCAAGGTACTCAGGCAAGAGATTACAAAGCTCAGGTTACTTGGGTACAGACTTGCCTTGGTACTGTAGGTAACTCTAAGTACATTGCCTACTTTGGTGGTGGACTTAAGTACTACAACGAAAATGGTAATCTTCAGGATTCCGATGTAGTGGGTACTATTGTTGGTTTGGGAGATGCCTCTGCTACTCAATATGGTCCTTGGAAATCCTTTGCAGGTATGAACCGAGGAGTTATTGGGGATGCAGTTGGTCCAGTATGCCCTAACTATGGTTCTCCTTCTCGATATAACGAACTGAACACCCTTGCTCAGAATTATATCAATGAGATGGTAATCAAAGATACTCCAGATGCAGGTAAGCAAACCATGCTATGGCATTGCTTCTCTTCTCAAGTGAAACAGGATTCTGAAAGATTCCTTTCAATCGTAAGGTTGAATCTCTACTTGAAGAAGTTCCTTCGCCCGGTACTCAACAAGTATATCGAAGAACCAAACGTTTGGAGTACTTGGAAGAGAATCTGGTTGGAGGTTAAACCTACCTTGGATTCTTTGGTAGACGAAGATGCTATGACCGAGTATACCTGGATGGGTGACCAAGATGCAACTTCTTGGGATGACCTTTCGGTTAATAACGAAGCAGATGCTCGTCAGGGTAAGTACCGTGCTATCCTTAAGTATAAGGATGTAGTTCCTATGCAAGAGGTAACTATGGAGATTGTAATCGATGCAGCTTCTAAGACAGTATCAATCGTAGAAACAAGTAATAACTTATAAACTCATAACACAATGGGAGCAAAAGTAAAAAACCCACGGAAGAAATTCTTGTGGAGCATCATGTTCCCCAAACACCCTATCAATACCTATCTATTCCAAAGTTGTACTTTGCCGGATATTGAGATTGACCAGGTTGCTCATGGGGACGTCAATAGAGACGTTAAAACTGCAGGTAGGGTTACTATAGGTAATCTTATTGTAGAGAAACTTATGACTACTGCAGGTTCAGACACATGGCTTCATGATTGGCTTTATGCTTGCCAAGACCACATAGTTGGTGGAGGTTTGGTACCAAGCCAATATTGGGAAACGGCTATTGTAAATGAACTTGCCGAAGATGGAGTCTCGGTTCTTAATACCCACGTCTTCGAAGAGGTATGGCCATGTAAGATTACCGGCTTAGACTTGGACAGAATGGCTTCAGAGAATACCATTGAGTCCATAGAGTTCTCAGTTGGTACTGCAGATAAATACTAATTCCTTAGTCTATTTTCACTAAGATTCGGTGGAGGGGTGGGATTCCTGTGATAGGAGCTCACCCCTTTCTTGTTGTTATACGGAGTACTATGAACATTTGTAAACATTAAATATATCAAATTATGGAATTTAGAACATTTAGATTTACCGGACCTTCTGGTTTCGAATATGAAATCAGAGAACAGAATGGTGCTGATGAAGATATTCTCAGTAACCTTTCAGACATGAAGACTTTGATGAACCTTACCAAGTTCATTGCAGCAATCGTAATTAGAACTAATGCCACTCCTAACGGTAAGCTAACCGTTGATGATGCTCTCAATCTACCAGTCAATGACCGCTATGCAATTATTTTCAATTCTCGTATATTCTCATTGGGAGAGGAAGTAGAATTTGAATATGACTGGGGTAAAGAGAACGGTGGTAAAGTTACTTATGGCCAAGACCTTCATGAGTTCCTTTTCGATTACGGTACTACTCCAACTGTAGAGGATTTAAATCAGAAGCCAGATGCTATCCCTTATTATCCAGAGGGAGTTAGATTGGTAGACCATGAATACACTCTTTCATCTGGCAAGAGAATTAAATTCGATTGTATGACTGGTAAGGGAGAACAAGAGTTCATGAAGTTGCCTTTGGATAAACAAACTAAGAATGCTCCTCTTCTTTGTCGGAACCTTTACTTAGAGGTCGATGGTAGTTGGGAGAAGGTAGAAAACTTTACTCCGTTTACTGCAAAGGATATGGCTGAGATGAGAAAGCATATCTTATCTATGGACCCTATCTTCAAAGGTGAATCTCATATCACTAACCCAACCACCGGAGAAGAAAGAACTTATCCTATAGTTTGGGCACCGAATTTTTTCTACCTGACGGAAGAGTAATGTTAGAGAGTGATTTTGTTTATATCACCAGAGCCGAGATAGCCTTAGACTATTTCGGCTTTTTACGTCTTCCGTACCGAATAAGGAAAATATTCAAGGAAATGGCCGAGCAATATTATAAACAATTAAAGAAAAGAAAGTAAATTATGAATACCAGTAGGAGTATAGTAGAGGTCGGTGTTGCCATGGTTTTAAAAGACCGATTCTCTCAAGAGGCTGGCAAGATATCTGGGTCATTCAGAACAATGATGAATGATATGAATACCTGGAATAGAGGTATACAGATGTCAGCTTCCAATACAATGGACTTCGGAATGCAGCTCGTAGGGGGAATGGCAAGGGCCTATAAATACTCTGCGGGTGTTCAGAATGAAGTTTGGACTGCTTCGAAAATTGCTGGTGCCACCATTGCAGAACAAAGAGAAATGTTACAATTGGCAAAAGATGTCAATGAGATAACACCTCTTACTGCTTCGGATGTTGCATCAGGACAAAGATACCTGGCTATGGCAGGTAATAAATTCGATGCTATTAAAGAAATGATTGGGCCAGCATCTAAGCTGGCTTCAATCTTTACAATGCCAGTGGGACAGAAAGGTGGTGTAGCTGACTTGATGACCAATATCATGTCAATGTACCAAATCCCAATGGGAGAAGCCGCTAGAGTAACCGATGATTTATATACTGCAGTTACTAATGCAAATATATCTTTAACAGACTTAGCCCAGTCCATATCTTATGCAGGAGCAGATATGGCAACTGCTGGAGTAGACCTTCGGCAAACGGCTGCTGCTATTGGTGTATTGGGGGATATGGGTATACAGGGTTCTATGGCAGGTACCTCACTGGCCAATATGATTCGTTACTTACAGCTCTCTCTTGTTAACCAAAAAAAGAAAGGCTATAACGCTTTAGCAGACTTGGGCTTAAGTCCCGATGAATTCTTCGATGCTCAAGGTAACCTTATAGACCTTTACACTATCTATCAGAAGTTTGCTAAGGCCGCAGTAGATTTACCTTCACGAATCGAAACACCAACCTTCTTCAATATATTCGGAGTTCGAGGTAATCGTGGTATGCTTCCAGTACTTCGAGATATTGCTTCTGGTAGAGATAAGATGGGTAAGATACTTGCTACCTATGACCAAAACATGGGAGCAGTAAACCGACTTAATGAAGAACGTCTTAAAACCGATGCAGGTGTAATTGACCAATTCGAATCAAGTATAGAGAACTTAACAGTTACCGCAGGTGCAGCTTTGGGTAGAATCTTTACCCCAGTACTAAATGTGGGTAACTCTATAATCAAAGTAATTAATTCTATCTCAGAAACTTGGGTTGGAGGTTTTGGTCTTAGGATAGGAGCTACTGCAGTAGTAGTGGGTACTATAGTTGCAGGGTTTAATACTGTAAGAGGTATTATTAGGTCTGTTGGGTATTTACAGACTATTGCTACTGCTTCTACTGAAGGTATGTCTGCTGCAGCAATAAAAACTAATACTCAGTTTGCCCTTATGGAAGCACACATGGTAAGGATGGTTAACCTTATGAGAACCATGGTTCAACTCCAAATGATGTCAAGCGGTATTGGTATGAATTCTGCTGGTAGATTTTATAACACTAAAACCGGAAGATATGTTAAGACACCAAATCCTGGAGTACCATTAGCAACTACTATGGCGGGTAATTTAGCTGGAGGGGCTTTAGCTGGAGCAGGTGCCCAAGTTGGTAGTCAAGTGGCTAGGCAAGGTGCTATAAAAGGTTTAACCTCTATAGGTGGTAGACTTATGGGATTACTCGGTGGACCCTGGGGATTAGCAATTACTGTAGGTCTTCCTTTATTAATTGAGGGTATTAGTTACCTTAGTAATTCAGTAGATAGGAATACTGAAGCTCAGAATAAAGAGAAAGAAGACCCAACTACCATTAGAGCCCAGAATGAAGAGAGATTTATTAATGCTGTTAGGTTAGCTATTAAAGAAGGTATGAGAGATTCTCGTATCAATATCTCAGTAGATGGTCAAGCAGTTGGAGATTATGCTCCAGGTTCTCAACAAGATTTTACTGGAGCTGCATTTGTAATGGGAATATAAAACTAAAACACTATGGCTAGAGTATTAAATAAAGCAGCAGGTAAGGTTGTTGAAAAGTACAATGACCTTACAAGAGATACAGCAGGTGTTCTTACGGGTCCATTAAATAAACTATGGAGAGCTCGGATATTACTCAATCGAACTCTTTCTACTCTTCCCAAAGATGATGCTCAAAAGGGTAAACTCTATACTCCCAATGGAGTAATCGGAGAAGCTCAAATATCGTCTAAGAACCCTATTCTAAACAAACAACTCCAGGCTAAATGGAGAATGGAATTACAATTCCCGAGATTAGAGGAGAGTGAGGGAGTAGACCCAGCAAAGGGGAATAAGAATACTACTAATTACAGAAACTTCGAGGCTAAAGCAGATGTTATATATCAGAATGAGGTAAGGATATATAATATGACTGTTAACCCCACTCAATATATTACCCTACAGAATAGACCTCCAGAAATAGACTTTAGAGGAGAAACCACATGGGCCACCATTAAATCAATGGGTCGCAATGTACCAATGTATCACTTTACTGGAGCTGAAGACATTATTCAATTCAATGTGTCTTGGTACTGTAATGACCCAGAAAATCCAGAAGAGGTAATCAATAAATGTAGGTTATTAGAAGCATGGTCTAAATCTAATGGTTATCAGGCTGCCCCTCCGATTGTTAAGATTGAGTGGGGAGATTCCGGTATATTTGATAATCACAACTACATTCTTACTTCAGCAACTTATACTCTGAAGAACTTTCAGAATGGTTATCGAATAAGGGTACCTGGAAAGCCAGCTACTTTTGGTAATGGTAGATTATTGCCTGCAGCAGCAACTCAAGAATTGATTTTCAAGAGAGTAAGTTCATATAACTTATCCTATGGAGATTTTATAAATTCCGATTCACTTAAAAAGACAGGAGGTATTAAATATGATTGATGTTAACCAATATCTAAAGGGAGCTAGCCCATATAATAATGCCTATGCTCTGAAGTATAACGATGGGGATTATTCCTTAGAGGCTAAACCTCCAATAGTACCAGAATCCCCTAACGATATTCAACATACTGTTAAAGATGGGGAAACCCTACAAAATATTGCTTTCAGGTATTATGGTGATTCTGGTAAGTGGTACATCATAGCTGAAGCTAATAAGATACTGAATCCTTTTAAGGAATTAGAAATGGGAACCCTAATAAGAATACCGACTTATGGCAGCTAAACAGAAACCTATATTGTATAAGGGAATGGGCCAACCTTATTTGGCCCTTTTCAATTTTGGAGGTATGCCTATAATGAATCCAATTACAGGTATACCCCTTGGAGCGTATATAAGTACCTGGAGTTATAGATATGATGAAGAAAAAGAAAACTTGGCTACCATTACTTTCGATACGGGTAATCCTGATACTGTAGATATTGCCGAGATTCAAGAGAACCAAAACATTTGTCTTCAATGGGGATATATATACCCTGATGGCCAATTTATATCGGGACCCATAAAAATAATTAAAGTAAGGGAGTTCGAGGCAGTATTTGATTCTACAGGTACTCATGTAACTATTAAGTGCATTGATTCTTCGGGAGATTTAAGATATCAACCTGCTTATGTCCATTCGGATATGGAAGGCTATAAATTATCTACCTATTTAGACAATGGCTGTGGGAATGCTACTGGTGTAATCATAGAAATATTTCAGTAATGGAACAACAGATAATAAGTAATAAAGTATACGAGTCACTACAGGTACCCACAGAGAATACCCGTACTACTACTGGTAAAGTACTCTATGCTAACAAATACAGTGGAGTAGCTGAAGTAGCTATGCCAGAAGATTTAAAAGCTTTAATTGATAGTGACTTTGGATTGGTGGGCAAGAACGTCTTAGTTCAATTAGAACAGAAGATGAAAGGGTACACTAATGGGCCATGGTATGTAGATTCAAGAGATGGGATTATCTACATACATAATAGGAAATTCAACGAAGAACCTGTATGTACTTATACCTATCAAGGAGAGAATGGAGAAGTACTTAGAGTATCTTTTGCTACTCAGAAAATAACTAAAAGAGTTAAAGCAGTATTGGCTCCATCTCTAGACCCAGATAGTAAAGATTTATCGGTATTATCAACTAATATAAATGAGCCAGAGGATAAACCTCCATTAGCTTTAAGACCCGTAGTAGCCCAGGTGGATAACCTCATGGTGTCTAATATTACTGGCAATGGGTTTGAAGATTACAGAAGTCATCCCACTACACCAACTGAGGTAATGGATGCTTGGGATACTCAGCTTCAGTATAACATGGAAAAAACTGCAGAATATAAAAAGCGAGTAGAGGAATATGAAGCAGTTGGTCCAGTAGGTGCTTATGAAGCAGGTAAGCAAAGAAAATTCGATGAAATGTCTACCGAAGAAGTACGAGCTACCATTAATCAAGCAGCTAATGAGTTACCTGACGATAAGAAGAATGCCCTTAAACAAGTGCTAAGAAATTCTAAGAATGGTAAAGAATTAGAAGCTAATCTTAAGAAATTATTAGAGTACGAAAGATACCTTTTCGAAGACGAAGATGGTATGGAGTTTATGGTAGAGGAATATGTAGACCCATTAGACTATGATCCAGAAGGCTATGCTTCTAAACAGGCCGGAGCAGGTATAGCTTCTGGTATCAATTTCCAAATGGGAGTACTACCTGCATCAGAAAGAGGGTTCGAAGCTTTAAATAAAGACCCATATACTGAAGTACTATCTGGTATGGAGATTGATACTAATAAACACTATGGCCAAGGTCAATATGGTAAGAGGGTTAAGGTAAGGCACATGAAAAGGGTAAATCTCAAGGTACCTCTTTATAAACTTTACCATAATTTATTTAGTAGATACGGTGGTGCCGATAAGTATGCTTGGGCAGCTAATGCTAATGCCAATGGTGGTTTAAAGCAAACTGAGAAAAGGTTAGTATGTCAACTTCAGGTAGTAGGTAGACCTATGCTAGCAACTTCTCAAATAATCCGTATAGATAACGTAGGAAAACGTTGGTCAGGGCTTTGGTATATAAAACAATGTACTCATTCTATGGACGCTGGTCAAGGGTATATAACTAATATGGAATTAGTAAAGAACAATTCCAAGTCTGGTTCTGTAACTTCTAAAACTGATTTATCTACTCAAAATATCGTAGCTAATGATGCTAAAGCTAATGCTAAAACTACAAAGGGTCAAGATAAAAAAGCTTTAAGTACTTCTCAGAATCTTAATCTTAACTTTACTTATAATGAGAAAGTATACTATAATGAACATTTCTTGAATGATAAGGGAGACATAATTGATATCAAGGGTCAAGCTGAGTTTATTCGAAAGAAGGCTTATTATACTGAAGTAAATGCCGATAATCCCCAAGCCTTGGCAGAGGGTATAGTGTTATCTACAGGTAATACAGTTACCTCTAAGGGTAAGTTAATTCCTGGTAAGATATCAGTTAAACAAATCCAAGTGCCTGAAGATTATGGGGTTAAGTTTAATTATATGGCCATAGCTAATCGAGTATACCGAGACATAGCTAAAAGGCATAAGCGAATAGCAAGTCAAATCTATGTAGAAAAATAAGGGTATGAGTTACGAAACAGCAAAGATAATAACCGACGAAGGCTTAGAGGGTCTTGGTCGGTATTACTCTGTTTATCGTGGCATTGTTATTGATAATAACGATGTAGAGAAACATATGAACAGAGTAAAGGTGTGTGTTCCAGAGGTAATGGGTGGAGTATTTGCTTGGGCATATCCTAAAGGACAACATGGTTCAATTAGTTCTGGTTTCAAATTCTTAGCCCCTAAAGTGGGAGATACGGTATTTGTTACTTTTGAATTTGGGGACCCAACTAAACCTCTCTGGGAATACCATGGTTGGGGAATGAGTCAAATACCCCAACCTCTGGATGGTCCCAATAAAATGGGGATAGTTACTCCCGAAGGAAACTTAATAGTAATAGATGATGATAACGGAGAACTCAATTTACATTTCAATGGACCTGTAAATGTTCGTTCGGAGAAAGAGATAGTAATAAATGCTGATGGGGATATAAACATATCTTCTGGTGATTCCGTGATACTTAATACTGGAGAAAATGGTGGAGTAATCAATATTTTTCAATTAACCGAAAAACTAAATCAAACTATCCAAGAACTAGAACAACTTCGCAGTATGTTCAATTCTCATGTACACTCAGGTGTAACTACTGGACCAGGTTCTTCGGGTCCAACTTTAACTCAAGTAATTAAACCTTTCTCACAATTCGTTGTAGACGATTATGAGGATAAAACCTGCATACACTAATGGAAAAGAATTACTTTACAGACTTAGTTGGTATAGGTGTAACTTATCCTATCCAACTTACAACTAATGAAAAGGGTGAAAGAGGTTGGTACCCAGTAAATGGAGATTTCAAACTTATCAGAGATAATATAAGTTCGATATTATATTACATGATAGGCCAGAGATTTCGACAGGAAAACTTTGGTAGTAAACTATGGCAATGTATTGAGGAACCAAACTCACAAGCCCTAAGTTTTATAATTAAAGAGTTTTTAAAACAAGCCATAGGTGCTTGGGAACAAAGGATAACCTTCCAAAATATCACAGTTACTAGAGTTGATGCAAAAATACACATAGAAGTAACCTATGTAGTAAATGGAACAAATTCTAGTCAGTACCTCGATATCACCTATGACCGGTCGGATAATTCATTAAATACACAATAATATGGGAATCACAAATAAATGGCTTAACCCATACCAGAGGTCTTATCAACAGATTAAGGCCAAGCTGGTTGAATCCCTTATGGGACTTAAAGACCCTCAAGGTCAGAAACTCATAACGGATTATTCGGAGGGGAACATCTTAATTATCATCCTCTCATTGTTTGCGGCAATTGCCGAAGTACTTCACTACTATGTAGATAACATGGCAAGGGAAACTTTCCTATCTACGGCAAGAAGGTATGATTCGGTAGTTAAACATGGGGCTTTGGTAGATTATCATGCTCGAGCAGCAATTGCTGCTACAGTAGATGTAATCTTATCCAGAAGTATTACTGGTAATTCTATCGGAGCTAAGTTAACTATACCCCAAGGTACTCTGTTTACAGATTCTAGTGGTAATTCCTGGTTATCTGCTAGAGACGTAACTTGGTATTCAAATGTAACTACTTGTAAAGTACCTATAGTTCAACACGAGAAGTATACTGCAAATGCTTTAAATAATATGGTAATACCCACTGGAGATAGAGTTATAATTCATCTGGGTACTCTACCCAATGGTAAGTATTATGAACAAGGTTCTATGTCATTGCAGATAGGTGGGGAAACTTGGGTATTAGTAGATACATTTGCAAAATCCAAACCTACAGACAAACACTTTATGGTTTCAGTAGATAAGGCACTTAATCCTTATATAATGTTTGGGGATGGTACCTTTGGTAAGAAGCCTGCAGCAGGAGCAAAAATAACCAATGTGGTATTCTACTTAACCAATGGTACTCAGGGTAATGTAAAGAGTAATACTATTACTTCTGTACCTTCAGTAATCTCTTCTTCAATTACTGATGCTACCGTAAGTAATGCTTACGATGCCGGAGGTGGTTCAAACTATGAAAACTTTACAATGCTCAAAGAACATATACCTTTGAGTGTAAAGACTTTGGGAGTAGCAATTACCAAAGAGGATTTCGAAAGTTTAGCTATGTTGGTTGATGGGGTAAACAAAGCTAAAGCCGATTATGAATGCGGTAGAAAGCTTACCGTATATATTAGCCCAGATGGTGGAGCAGTTGCTTCTTCTGAATTAATTAATAGGGTATATAATTTATTATCCCAAAGGGCTCCTATGACTACTTGGTTGAAGGTTAAATCTGCAGGTAAGGTTCAGATTATTCTAGAGATGGGAGTTACTGGTAAGAAGTCTTATAAGACTCCCGAGATACAAACTCAAATTCTTACAGCATTATACAATGCCTATTCTCCAGAGCAAGCTCAGATAGGAGGAAGCGTAAGGTTATCAGATATCTATGCCTTAATAGATAACTTATCAACAGTAGATTACCTTCACCTTACTAAGTTCTATATTAAACCTTGGCCTACTACCATCTATGGTAATAAAGAATTGAACTTGGGTCAGTTTAAATTGAATAAGGCTAAAGGGTCTATGACTTACTATATTACCTTCAATTCATCCACTACTTTTACTGTACGTTCTGTATCAAATGGGTATATGGCTACTGGTACTGTAGGTAATTCTATACAGGTAATAGATAAGGCTAATGGTTTTGACTTCTCTTTGGATATTCAGAACAATAGCTATCAGTCTGGTTACAGATATTCTATTACGGTATCAGAACCTAACCATGACTATGAAGACCCCGGTTTTAATTTACCAGTATTTGAAAACGCTTCACAATTGACTTTAACCGTAAAAGAAATTGTATAATGATAAACCTCAAAAATCTAATCGACTTTTTGCCATTCGAGTATAAAGCTCAAGATACCTATAAGGTAAATGGCAAAGGCATCTTAGAGAGGTTTCTAGAAATTTGTGGAGAGCATTTTGAAGATTACATTACAAAGGATATTGAGAATATCTTGGACATTATTGATATAGATAAGGCTCCGGATATGTATCTCAATTTCCTTTGGCAATTCCTCGGAGAAATGCCCTTTGCTTATGGGAACACTATAGATGCACAGAAATGGGCAGAGTACTTTAATGGGTTCTACTCCGATGCTAAACTCCAAGAGTTATCTAAGCTTTGGATAATACCAAAGGAGGGACCCTTTACTTTAACCAGTACTCAAGTAAGAAACATCCTGAAGTATTCGATATCTCTTTTTAAAATAAGAGGTACCTCTGAGTTCTTCGAAATAATGATGAGGCTGTATGGGTTAACCTGCGTAGTAACTGACCCTGCAAAGGCTGATAGTTATGATGGTTGGGTAAAAGGTAATCCGCACTTTGACCAGTATTACCATTATGACGATAAGTATACCTATGATAATACTTTCGATTGTTCTCAATGTATACCGGTAACCTTTAGACTTACCGGTCATGGATATACTTCGAACTCGGCAGCTTTCAGAAAATTTAGAGAAGCCGTAGAGGCTTTCTTTAAAAGATTCATACCCTATCATGTATCTTTCGATATTCAATATGGGTTTACCGTAAATGATGGGTATACAATTAAAGCTGAGTTAGTAAATCCGGACCAACCCAATCTTATTACTTCAGAGGTATATGAAGTACCGGTAAAGGTAACTGTAACTTCAGATTGGATAAATGCCGACCTAAGATACCAGATATCCAGTGATAATATAAATTGGGGTTACACTAAACACGAAAGTGGTTCCATTTTTAATATACCCAGAGCAGGTACTTATTATTTTAGAAGTGTGGGAGACCCTACTAAGGTAACTCAAATCACGGTTAATCAAGAATCTTATAATCGAGTATATTCTATTACTTGTGACCCTATTACTGGAAAGATAACTCCTATTAACTTAAAAGTAAGTACAGTAGTAAGGGCAAACGTATCCTATAAGGGTACCGTGAAAACCTGTAATGTACGATTATCCGGTACTGATATAGTGAAAGTCTCTGGCTCAACTTGGGAATTTTCAGAGCCTGGTACCTACATCTTTGAGATTGTAGAGTTCCCAGTAAAGCAAACTTCCTTTGTTGTAACTCGAGAAGAGATTACATATAAGGTAAGATGTACACCTTCTGAATTTAGAGTTGGGGATAAGCAAAGTATCAAGAATGCTACTACCACTCTTACCATCGAATCGAATTACCCAGAATCATCTACTGGTGAACTATATTGTAGGCTAATTGGTGATACTAAGTTGTTTAAGAACGGTGATAAGTTTACTGCTAATAGTTATGGTACTTATAAGTTTAAATGTACACTGGATAAAAGGGAAACCGATGAAGGTGTAGGTATATTCGAAGTAGTATCTGGTAAGACTGCAGTATATAGAATTACTGTTAGCCCACCAACAGTCACATTATTCAATGGCTCTGCAAAAGCTACAGTAAAGATACAACGTATTTCTGGTAATGGAGATGATTACAGAGTAAGGGTAATTGAAACTGGGGAAACCTTTAATGCTCAGAATGGTTATGTATATACTGCAAATAGGGCAGGGACTTATACCTTCCAGTCTGTAGCTTACCCTACTGCTAAGACTACTTTGGTAGTTAATAATTCTCCAGTAGTATATCAGAATAAATTAAAGATAGTACCTTCGGATGCTACAGACAGTCATTGGAAAGAACCCAACTGGGCATTACCAGAAGACCAGATAGATGATACTTATGCAGTATACCAATTACTGGATGAGAAGTCTGCTTGTAAGTTCCATCTTGAGGAAATGAAAAATGGGGTCAATGTAAGTGGTACTGCTACCTGTGATGAGAACGGGGAAACCTATAACCTTGATAAGGAAATTGTTCTTACCAAGGCTGGGACTTATACCTTTGTGGCAGATGATGGTTCTTCATTAAGATGTCAAGTAATACTGGAAGATTATCCTACAATCATCGAGATTTCTTGTACTCCCCCTTATGCAGAATTAAAGGGGAATGTTAAACAAGTATCTACTTTAATCAAGTGTACTTCTAATAAACCTGACTTCGATAGTCGAATAAGGGAAGTTGGTAAAGTAACTACTTATGACGCAGGTGGTGCTGGTTATGAATTTGTAACTGCACAAGCTGGAGAGTATATATTCGAATCAGTGGTAGATACTTCGAAGAGAACTAAGTTCACAGTAGTAGATGCAGACCTTTTAAGTGTTAGTCCTCAAAAGTTAGAATGGGAACATGATGACCTCTCAGAGAAAACATTTACCATTACAACTTACAGTAATCAATCTTGGCAAATAGTAGAACAATGATAAATTCAACAATCGATAGAATAACAGAGACCACAACTCAGTCTTTATTCAAGACATTATTCACTGTGGGTATATTGGGAGAGTGTACACAAATCTTGTATGATTTGAGATGGATGATAATTCTTGCAATAATTCTAATCCTATCAGATTTATGGTTTGGGTTATCGGCAAGTAGGTTACAGAAAATCGAAATTCGAAAATCTAGAGCTGGAAGAAGAACTCTAAACAAAATAGTAGATTATATCTGTTATGTTCTACTTGGTGCTGTATTTGGTAAAGCTATTGGGGAACCCTATGGGATGAACCCAATAGTGGTATCAATAACGGTTATGGTAATATGCTACTGTTTCGAAGTAGATAGTATATATGGACACATCTGTGAAATACATGGTATTAAGAAACGGTACAGTATATGGAGAATACTCTTTAAATTGTTAACCTTCAAGTTCAAGGATGTAGGTGAAGCATTTAAAGATATGTCAGAACAGAAAAATCAATTTAAAAATACTAAGGACAATGAAGACGTACTTTAAGTATGAAGGTATTATTAAATCAAAGGAAGCAGCAGAGGCAATTGCTGCTCCTTCTGGTTTAGGACCATTCTGTGGATTTGGCTCAGCTACCATAAATGGTAACAAGTTAGTGGTATCTCCTCAGGGAGTTGCTGGAAGTAAGTATTCCAATGTAATCAAGGATAGGATTATGGCAAGGTATATGGCAAAGGCTTCGGAAGATGGAGAATTGCCAGACGTGAACTTTGGATGTATTTCAAGAGATGGGTATGTATTTATATCCGATGAACAAACGATTACTATTGAGAACATCCAAGGTACCCAAGGTTCAACAGAAGAAGTATTACTCTTTGCAGTACATACTACTATTTCTGAACCAGTAGATAATCCAGTAGACTTTGTAGCTTATTGGAATGAATCCTCCGAAAGCTTCTACACCTTGTTTAAAAAGTCTCTGGATATTTATTATCCGATTGCCGAAGAGAATCGTACACCGGATATCATTAATAATGATGTATATTCTAATTACGATATGACCTATAGCAATCTTCTAGAGATGGTAGAGAGTGCTTGCCCTTATTACTCTAATAATAAAACTTCCGTTGTTCTTATCGGAGTATATGGTAAGGGTACTGATGCAATGACTAAACGAAATGAGAACTTTGCTATCGTACCCTATCAGGGTAAGTTCCAAGAAATCCCTTATACTACTGCTGCCCAGAGTATGATGAAGGAATCAGTGAAAAGATTAGAACAAGTAAATTCAGGATTCCCGGTAATAGATGAATCTGGTACTAAGTTAAATATCAAGCAATACATCGATAGTCAGATTGAGGCTATCAGAAAAGAATTCGCTGAATCTCTGAGTACTGCTAACTTACCCATCGGTTCTATCATTCTTTGGGAAACCGATGTAATACCGGAGGGCTGGACAGAATATACTAAGGCCGCTGGTAGAATAGTTATTGGTTACCAAGCTGGAGGAGTTCAGATTGGAGATGAAGTAATGCTACAGAATGTCGGAGATTACTATACACCCACTAAGGGTAACTTCTTAATCTCAATTAAAGGTGATGACCTTCCTAAGCATAGGCATGCTCTTGGTGTATCTAAAGGTAAACAAGATGATGCCAATGACTGGGAGAACGTTCGTCCTCAATCTTTCTTTAATAGGGAGACGGGATTGAATGGAGATTTCGGTAGAGGAACTCCTACCAAGGGTATTCAAGATGGTGCTATCGTAGTAAGCTGGAACCTATTAGGGGAATCTTTCTTACAAGAAACTTCGGTAGAAACTTTGGATATTGAGAAATTGCCACCGACTATTACATTACGATATATCCAAAAAATATCATCATAAAGTTGTTATTAGTTATTTAGTAGTATTAAAACTCATGTGTATTATTTGTATTGTTTAAGAGTAAATATTTGTTTACAATCTGTGTTTTGCGTAGTAAAAATCAATTAGGGAGAGGGACGTTGGGAAACGCCCCTTTTCTTTTGTGTTAATACTTAAGTTCTTCTTTAGCTCGGTCTTCCCAATATTGTATATCTTGTCTAAGTTCTGATATATATCTCATAGATTCATTAGTCTTAGGCATTTCGAAAAATTCGATAAGCATTATATTAGTTATTCGAGTACTATTTTCAAGCCTTTCCTTGATAAAAGGGGGAGGAGTAATTAATACCTCAAACAAAAGATAGGCATCTGGAGAAAGCTTATCCTTCATATAAGTATACATCATATCAAGCATTTCTGATTTAGCTTTCTCTTCTTCGGTATCATCCTCTAATTCTTTATCATTCTCGAATAAGTCATCGAGTTTAAAGAGGCTTTGATTATACTCTGCCTGTTCTCCGTATGCAGAACGAAGCAATTTATTTTTGAATGTACTAAGTGATGCAAGGATTCTTGCTTTAAGATGTTCTTCAGTACATTCACCATAGTATTTGTTGAAAACAAATAACATCTTATCCCAGAAATAAGATTGGATAATATCCGGTGTAAGATTAAACCGTTTATAATCAATCTGTCTGGTAAGGTTTCTAATTACTGGCTTACAAACTTTATAAAGTCTGTTGAAAGTAGCTTCATCATATTCTTGCATAGGTTTTAATCGATGAAGCTCTGAACCGTTATTTCCTTTACTTTTTCCCATGTTTTTAAATATTCGTTATGCAAATATAAGTATTTTTTCTTATATAAAATAATAATATTAAATATTCGGGAGCTTAAGGTAGTGGATTAGTAGTTTCTAGATAGATGTCAACATACTTAGAACTATCTCGGTACTATCAAAATCTATTAGTTTATATAATATTGCAATATAGATATGAAGAAATTTAAAGACAACATCAAGTTCAGTTTTTCTCCCGAGTTTCAATTCGAGATACTCAGGTTTGTTTTAAAAGATAAGGAAGGGGGATTAGTACTCAAAAGGATTAAATCCAATTACCTGGTTCTCATAGAACACTCCCTTATCTTCGAAGGTATATCAAAATATTTTAAGAAGCAAGGCAGAATGCCCTCCGAGAATATCTTAAAGGAAGTATTAAAAGAGTTACTAGAATCCAAAACCTATGTGGATTTGGTAACTAAGGATGATATACCTAATATCAATAAACTAATAAGTAATCTCTATCATATACCACTATCGGATTCTGATTACATAAAAGAAAAGATATATCAGTTCTCTACCTATGTTGAGATGAAGAACTTAAATGATTCTTTTGATTTGGATAACTTCGAACAATACGAAGAATATTCGAGGAAGATTGAAAAGGTACTTCAGAAAAGTAAACCTAAGAAAGAGGATGAACCCCTATATATGATTCGAGATATTACCGAGAGACAGTTTAGAAGGCAATCAGAACCTTCAGTATTACCATGCCCATTTAGGCAATTGAATGATTTAACCAATGCAGGAGGTTATCCAGAACATTCGGTTAATGTGATATTGGATAAACCTAAAGCAAAGAAAACATTCTTCATGGTAAATCTTGCAAGAGGTTATCTTAGAATGAAGAAGTCTGTATTATATATTGATACAGAAAATGGTCAAGAACAAATTATGGACCGTTTCATTCAATCAAGTATTAATAAAACTAAGAAGGAATTATACTCGGGTGAATATGATAAACTTGAGGCAAAGCATTTAAGGAAACTTGCAAGGTTTGGAGTTGAATTAGTGGTTGAGCGTGTACCAGCAATGATTACTAATACCACTTATATAAGGGAAAAGATAATTCAGCTTCGTAATCAAGGAATTGATATTAAAGTTCTTATGGTTGACTACGCTGGTAAGCTTGCATCAATAGCGGGTGATAGAGAAGATTTCGAAAGGATATCTAATGTATACGTAGACCTTCAGAATCTGGCAGAAGAATTACATTTAGATATTATATGGACTGCCCATCACATTACTCGTGAAGGTAAAAAGCATAGGCTTACTAGATACGATGAGAATGATATCTCTGGTTCAATTGCCATTGTTCGTAATGCCCAGGTTATCATGGGTCTTAACTCTACTGAGCAAGAAGAAAAAGATAATATTCTTCGAGCTGAGATAGTAGTACAAAGGGATGGTCTTCCTTCCGGTAGAGCATTATTCAAATGCGATGTAGAAAGGCAAAGATGTACGGAATTTACAAGGGAACAACGTAAACAATATGATGAAGTATATGGTAGTAAGTTGGATGAACAATTTAAAAAGAATACTAACCCGGATGCGGATTCTAAGAAAAGGGAAAGAACTACTGGAGATATTTAGATGTAAGTTGGGTTATCATGAATGGGTAGCAGTTCATTGGACTGAGTTTAAACAGAGACCTCGTAGGGCAATTTTTTCTAAGAAAGGCGGGAGAAGGAAAGCCCAGTATTATGAGAAACGTCATGTAGAGTATTACTGTAATATATGCGGGAAGAAAAGATATGAAAATAACAAACCAGTTTAAATCTAGACTAAGGACATACTTTATTAAACGATTGGGAGCATTCGATTATAAGCACGGATGGTTACGCATTCCCACTTGCCCATATTGCGGGAGAGAACAGAAGTTGGGAGTTAACCTTTCTATGTATAGAACCAATTGTTTTAGATGTAATGCCCATCCTTCTCCTGCTCAACTAATAATGGACATAGAAGGATTTACTGAGTACCATGAACTAATTAATTTTTTGAACAATGGACAATTTGATGAACTACAGTTTAAGGAAGAGAAAATCGAACTTGCCGAAAGTAAGCCCGTATATCTCCCAGATGGATTTAGAAATATTTCGCTCGGAGACAGCCAACTTGCAAAAAGCATTCGTGGATATATCAAGAAACGCGGCTTTAACCTCGAGAAGTTTTCAAGATGTGGTATCGGATATGGAACAATGGGCACGACATATGGGTACCTTATCATCCCGTTTTATTATCGAGGACAACTTAGGTATTACAATGCTCGAAATGTTATCGGAAAAGGACCCAGGTATAATAACCCAGACAAAGACATCACAGGTTTGGGAAAACAGTTTATCATCTTTAATCATGACGCATTGGAGATGTATCGGTCGGTATTCATTTGCGAAGGAGCACTTAATGCTCTCACAATTGGGGATAGAGCAATTGCCACAATGGGCAAAGCTATTAGTCAGTACCAAGTCAATGAACTACTTAAATCCCAATGCCAAAGATATATTATCCTTTTAGACCCCGATGCCAGGTCTTATGCTGTTAATCTCGCACTTAAATTAGTAGCTTATAAAAAAGTCAAGGTAGTATTTCTTCCAGAGGGTTTTGATGTAAATGATTTGGGAAAGAAACAAACACTTAAGCTAGTATATCAAACAAGGTATCAAAGTTATCAAGAACTGATTCAAATCAGAAACTCTTTGGAGTAAGGATTTCCTATTATATTATAAAATAATATATTTATGCGTGAACCATCTATCCATATAACTAAGTCTCAGTTTGAGGAAATATTAAATACCTTAGAGGTAGATAATTTCCCAGTTGAGGCTTTTTTTGTTATTGCTCGAAAGGAGGCAATAAATCATAGAGCAGTCTTAGTTTCTAACAATAAGAATACTAAGAAAGTTTCTAACATTTTACTAGCATCTAAGGGGGATGCTGCCCTTGTTGCCGATATTTTATATGCAACTCGTATAAAGTTAAAGCATAGAGGGGTTCGTAAAATAAACGAAAGTAATTCCCGAGAATGGGCAAATTGTAAAAAGCTTGCAGAAGTATGTAATACCTTTTGTGAAGATTTTAAATTTGATACCCGGGAAGGTTTTATTAAATACATTGAGACTGGGTTAAAGAGAATGACTGATTATCGTAATGTTATGCAAAGGTTATTATCCATGCAGGAGAACATTACTAATCAGGTAGAGGCCGAATTAGAACTCAAGGGGGATAAGGACCCAGGCTTTACCAAAGACATCCATGATGAATTCATAAAAAGAGTTGCTAGTGTTACTGGTATTTATGAATCTTATGAACATCAGCCAGAGAAATATGTTCACTTTCTTAGGATTCATAATCTAATGGATGAAAAGGATTGGAATGTATTTCAATTTTTGGATGCCCAGTTCGAAGCTCTTGCTTGGTGTAATGGATTACCAGAACCAAGTCAGATGTATAATGATAAGGCTATCGAAAGATATAATAAATACTTATATAAAAATAAAGATAAACGAACCTTAGACGAGCCTCAAGTAGAGGGGAGTCTTTGGGATAAAATAAGAAAATGATATGAAAGGTTTACAATTTTTCGGAAACAGAGTAGAGGATGCAGCTAATGCTTTTATAGATGTCCTCAAGTATTCAGACCAATCGGTAACTTATCCAGATTTTAAGGATATCGACCCTTGGCCTGATGAGATAATTAATATGTTCTATGTGATTTGGAAGAATGCCAAGTTCTCAGAACTAAGTGCAATTATTATGTATACCCAACAGTCTTCTAGATTCGAGGAGGTATCAGAATTGATGTTGGGTATTGGTTTGGTAGAGATGAGACACCTTGATAAGATATCGGACTTTTTACAAAAGGCAGATCCCTATGAGGATTACTCTACCATGAATATTAATCCTACGATTGAGATTGGTTCTACTTGGGAACAAGCTTTAAAGATTGCTTTGAATTCCGAGATAGAAACTATTGGTCACTACAAGAAAATCCAAAGAGCAATTGCTCAATACGAGGAACGTCCAGATTACGATGATGTGAATTATTTCCTTGAGAAATTGATTGCCGATGAGGAACATCATATCAAACTTCTTAAGGAAGCAATGGGCATGGATAAAGCCACTAAGGGTGTAACGGTAATTATCAAATGAGTAAGATAATTATTCAGAATGGGAATATGTGCGAACTTGACTTACCTCTTAAGTTCGCACAGAAACTTTATAATGAGTTTGCCATTCGACATCCGAATGCCTTCTACTTACGTACAAGGCAAAGAGGTATGCAGAATTGGGACGGTAAGATTCATTACATCACCAAGACTGGGCAATTTAAAATAGGTTTACTTCCCAAAGTATACGATATGTGTATTGAGATGGGGATTAAACCTAAAGTTGTAGATATGAGACAACCTTTACCTAAAGTCAGTAAAGTAGTTACGAATATAGGCAAATATAAATTAAGACCAGAGCAAGAGAAAGCTGTTAAGGCAGTTATCAATAATAAGATAGGGAATACACCTTTTCATATTGGCGTATTAGATTACACTGTTAATGCAGGTAAAACACTTATCATGTCGTCTTTATATTTATCCTATAAGAAGCAGTTAAAGACTTTGCTAATAACTAATGATTCGGATTGGTTAAATCAAGCTAGAGAAGAATTTAAGCAATATCTTCCCGGAGAGGATATCACTTTTGTTCAAGGTAAGGTTTTAAACTGGAGTAATTTCACCATAGGTATGGTTCAGTCTATTTCGAGGAATATGAGATTCTATCAAAAGGAATTATCTCAAATAGATATGGTACTTGTAGATGAGGCTGACCAAGGAGGTAGTAAGCAATATCAGAATGTAATCACTCGGTTATTTAATACCAGAATTCGTATAGGATTATCTGGTACCATTTATATGAGCAAGCTTGCTAAGGATAAAGTTAAGAATATGAACTTAGAATGTTTCTTTGGTAAAGTACTTGCTGAGTTCAAACTCAAGGATTCTATCAAAAAGGGTTACTCAACAAAAACCGTTGTAAAGATGGTACCTGGTAAACCCTGGTATGGTAATTGGGAATCTGATTGTATTTCCTATAAGGAAATATACGATGATTCAATCACCAATTGTTATACAGCTTGGTTAATGGCTTATAATAGATTACTATGGAACCTTAATCAAGGCAGATACCCTGCTCTCGTAGTATGCAAGCATATTGCACATTGTGAAAATCTATATAAGTTCTTTAAAAAGAAACTGGGCGATGCCTATAATATTGCCTATGTGCATGTTAATACTCCTTCTAAGTTAAGACAACAAATAATGAAGGATTTTAGAGAAGGTAAAATAGATATCCTGGTATCAACTACAATCATTGCTCGAGGTAAAAACTTTCCTAAGCTTAAGTACTTACTCAATACCGCAAGTATGGATTCACAAGAAAAATCCATTCAATTCCTTGGTCGTTTGGTAAGAACCGATGAATCTAAAAATAAGGTATACCTTGATGACCTTCATTATCCTGGGAATTATTTAGATAGGCACGGTAAACATCGGAAGCAATATTATCAGAGACAAGAATTGAAAGTAATACTGTTAGATAAGCTATGGAAGAAACATCCTAACCATAGCCTTATTAAGAGTTAACTAGAAGTACTATGAGTATTTACTTTTTCTCCGTAGGAGGAAAAGAAGATTACAATTAATAAGCATATAGGCATTATGAATAATGATAAACTAATATGTATCAGAGATGAAGATGATACTAAACTAACTACTCTCTTATCAGATGGTTGGAGGATAATCCAAATCTCTGCATCAGGTATTTATTGCTGGGTACTCTTAAGGAAAACCCAATAACACTAAAAAGAAAATTAAAGGCTTTCAGTGATGGAGAAATATATTTTAATTACAGCGGTGGTTATTATCATAATAATACTCGCTTTAGACTTCATATTTTCTAAGGATGGTTATCAATGCCATTCATGTAAGAAACGTTTTCATAAAGAGGATTTGGAAATCAAAGGATGGCATTTCAAAGAATGGGTCTGTCCCAATTGTAAACACCTTAATTATACTTATGATGAGGAAGATTAAAGAATGGTTTAAGTCTCTTGTTGTGGGGGAGGTACCCAACCCTAAACATGTATTCAACTGTAGAGATTTGATATGGATATCAAGCTTGGAAACTTCTCAAAATACTCCCGAATGCTTTACTCATTATTTCTATCTGTACTGGAGTAATGATATGGTAGTCAAAGTATGTCAAGAGAGTCATGATAGAAATTCATACCAAGAATTATATAAACTCAGGGAACTATTTATTAATAACATGGGTTATTCCTATGTTCCGATAGAAGATAACAGTGAGATATACATTTATTATAAACGTAAAAAGGATATATAATGGCTAAGAAAAAGAAACAACTTCCTGACTTATCGAAGCAAGATATTCTTACTCCCATAGATTTAAGTACTCTGGGAACTAATGGCGATGTTTGCTTTGGTATTGGGTATGATTTATCAACTAAGGAATGTAAGCTATGCGGAGACTCAGAATTATGTGCATTTAAGATGTCACAGAACTTGAACATTACAAGAAAAGAACTTGAACAGAAGAATCAATACAAGGATTTGGATGTACTTGAAGATACCGTTGGTATCAAGAAATACATCCGATGCTTGATTCGGAAAGGCAAAGAGAAAAAAGAAATTATCTCAAAGACAGTTGAGAAATTTGAAGTACCAAGAAAACGTATTAGAGAACTTTATAAAGAGTGTACTAAATAATGAAACCAATAGAGATGATATGGGCTATGTTCAAGGTATACCTTAACAACCCAAACTATTTTGTAAAGCAAGAAGATGTACTTGCTAATTTATGTATGGAGGGTTCTACCGATGTAATCCGGATGTGTAATTCATTGGGAGTACATGTTTCTAGACCCGAGAAATTAACCTTTGGACAACTTTTACGTAAATGTAATATATTATGAACAGATTTAGATTTATCAAAGTAAGGGAGGTAGTATCTCCCAACAGAGCAAACCCAAATGATGCTGGGTTAGATTTCTATGTACCAACTAATTTATACCCTGAGGATATTCATTCTAAAAATGAATTCGACTCCGAAGGTTATGATTTAGATGTTTCTTTTGGTGAATCCTTTGTAAGGCATATAGCTTTAAAACCAGGTCATCGTATACTTATCCCATCGGGTATCAAAGGTTTGCTAGAACCTCCTGTATCTATGTTAATGGCAGCAAACAAATCTGGTATAGCTACTAAGAAAGGGTTAATCTTTACTGCCGAGATAGTGGATTCCCCTTATGTTGGAGAGATACATATTGGGATATATAACACTTCTCAAGAAATTCAGGTTATCGAGGCTGGTCAAAAGCTGGTACAATTTATTCATGTACCCATTTATATTACCGAGCCAGAGGAGATTCAGCAAGAGGAGTTTTATACTGAATCACAAATGTGGGGAAGCAGAGGAGATAAAGGATTTGGTTCATCTCAAAACATAAAATAGTGGACATAAGGAATATAAATGAACAAGTGCCTCAGGTAGAAGAAACTGAGGCACGGATACTACAAGAAATGTATGATCTTGGGATAGAACAATTCTCTGGGTATAAATCTATAGAGAAGTTACCAGATTATCCTTTAGATATAAATAACCCAAAGAACCAAGTTATCCTAAAGGATTTTATTGGTAGGGTTATTGAGGAATTAACCGAAGGATTCGAATCTACCGATGAAGTAGTATCTATATATCGTGATTATGGATGGAATAATGATTGCTTAACCTCAGAAGAATACACTCAGGTATTAAATCATCTAGCAAATGCAAATGAGGAACAAGCAGATGCCTTGGGATTCTTCTTTACTTTGCTTTTGTATTCTAATATATTGCCAGAAGATATTCTGAAATACCAAGATGCAAAGAGTTTATTTGAGGTAATGGCAATCGGAGTCAAAGACCTACTCATCAAGTACCCAGATCATCGAAGTGTAAGGAAATATCCTATATTAAGTTCAACCGATTGGGCAAGAGAGGATAGAGCAGAGTATGATAAGATAGTTTCTTATACCCCAGGTTTTCATGAAATGAGCGAGATATCTCATGAAAATGAGAAGCTATATTTATGGGAAGTAATATATGAACTTAATAAAGCAAGGAACTTCCTTAAATGTAGACCCTGGAAACAAACTCAAGTAATGACCAAAGAAATAGATTTTCAGGAATCATTAGTAAAAGCTTTCTATCTCTATATGGGATTCTTAGCCATGAATGGGTTTACTCCTTGCGGATTATTTAGTTTATTCTTTAAAAAACAACGTCTCAATTTATGGAGACAAAATACTAA